GCGAATGGGATATATTTGTAAAAGGTATAAGTGCATTTACAGGCGACAAATGGGAATGGGTAGACACTGTAAGTCAAAGATGGAATGCTATCGCACGTGTCAAAGGACTATCAGAAAGCACTGAAAAAGAAAAAATTGCTTTTGACTGGTTAAGTGAAAGTCGTGCATACAGAACACCAAGACAACTTAACGGACTGAAACAAAGTCAACTAGGTGAGCAGTTGTTTGAGCAACTGCTGGCGTTGCAGATACTTGCAAACAGTGATCCAGACTATGCCAGACGTATTGCTGGTGACATAATGAAACTGCAAAACTGGCCTGGGTTTAGAACTAGCCAACCTGACTTGTATAATGTTATTGCAATGATAATGAAACCAGAAAAGTTCAAAGATCGTATTGCACAGAATGTACAAATTACCATCCCTGAACTAAGATTAAAACGTAACTTGCGTAATATTGCAAAGAGAGAATTTCAAAACAGTGATTACAGTTACATGATGCTCATGCTACAACGTAACATGGTAGATTTTTTACCAGCACCACTGATACAAATGCGTAGACAAATTGCTAATTGGGAACGTATTGTACCTAGGGATAAGAATGTTATACGTGATAGACTTATGCTACAGATGCGTAAATCGGGCTTACAGAACGAATTTTACGAGTTTTTACGTCGAACAAAAATCTTCAAACGACGCTAAATAAAAGTAGGAACCGAACAATCGGATTCCACCATTAGATATAGGAGATTAAAATGGCAGAATTTACAAGAACCCATGGTAATGCACAACAGGTATTCCATATTGATACAGGCAACGGAAGTTTATCCGGTGCATTAGCTGCATCAGCACCAGTTAACGTAACTGGACCAAAACTAGACTTTTTCAAAGTTATTGTACAAAACGGTTCAAACGCAAACCAAGACTTACAAGCACAAGTTGGAACAGGTTTAGCAGTAGAAGCAATTTTACAAAACATTCAACAAATTGCTGGTGTTTACATATACCAAGTTGAAGATGCAAACGCAGGTCAAATTTCAGTTGCAACATACCCAACAGGTGCATACACTGCATCATCATTGCAAACATCAATCAGAACACTAACAGCTGCTGGTTCAGGAAGCATTGACTGTTCAGGTTCAGACGTTACTGATTCAGGTTTCAAATTAGCATAATTTTAATTTGCTATAACCAAATACTAAACCCTAGTTTTTATTAACTAGGGTTTTTTTGTGGCTAAATATTCGCATGCAGAAAACCGAATGGATATATGAAAGTCCTGATAAAGGAAACACAGTATACAGACGCCGTGCCAATAGTAGAGAACGTGAACTTGTGATCAAAAAACCTCACGCACATTCAATCTCTAAAAATTTTACTGAAATCGTAGCAGAAAGTGCCAACGACCCTGCACTTAAAGAGATGCTTGATAAACTACAAGTGTATTGGAGTTTACGAAATGGAGCAAATTAGAGTCACTACATATTTTGATTGTACACAAACTAACACCACAAGTTATCGTAAAATAAAAAATAGTAACACTTTTACTACTGCCGAAGAATGGGATTATAGTCGTAATCAACAACGAAATTTTGAAACAATATTACAATGCGTAAGTCTAAGAGCTACTCCAGATAACATATCAGTTCCAGTGTATATTAAAGATGAAAATGGCATGAAACATTGGACTTTTACTTTTAGTATTTCTCACAACGGTGCATTTGCAACTGAACATGACGAAACTGGCTTGCTAAAAGAGTCAGTATTTGGTGTTCCGATGATTGTTGGTTTATCTGACTCACACAAAGAAGGGTTTTTGGTACCGTATCTGGTTGCTAGTGGCGAAAAGCCAAATATATTTTTTGAGATAATAAAAGACGCAACAAAATAAATATACTTAACAATGATTAAGAGAGACTACGATGGTAGACACAGCACCAATCGAAAAAAAGAGTTTAGAAGCACATGTTGATTTATGTGCAGAGCGATATAAATCTATGGCCTCAAATATAGAAGGCTTAGATAAAAAAGTAGATCGCTTGGAAATGATGATTAATGAAGTTCATGGTATGGTTGAGAAAATGGCTCAACGTAGGACTGACCAGCTGATAGGTTGGGGAACAGGTATAATTGCAGCTCTTGTAGGAACAGTTGGATGGCTAGTGATAACTTACGTAGTCGGGTAACAGAAAAAGCCTCCCGATTATTAAACAAAATTGCAGATGAACTTCTGAACACAAACCCTAATGCCATTTTTATCAATGGTGATAGCATCTTTGCGTTTGCAGACTATGAAATAGTAAAAGAATCTCAAAATGAATATAGTATTTACAGAGACGCTCTGCTAGTTGAAACTTGTAGCAGTTGTAGGATTGCATTAACCTATTGCATACTTGATAAAAACAAAATGCAAATGGATGCAAAACATATAGTAGCACTAGAAGAAAAACTTCTTGGTAGACAGAATGAAATGATGCACTATAGACATGTTGCTTCTAGTGCAAAAGTAGATGATTTTAGACGAGAAGTTGTGCTACACAGACTTGACAGTGCAAAACACGAGTACCATATCATACAAAAACAATTGACTAAAAGTATAAATGTTGCTAAATACTGGCAACAAAAAGGATTTGAAAATGAAACTATTTGACTTAGATTCACCACAGACTAAGCAGTCCAAAAAGGTTCTAGAGAGCTATTTTGGCAATAACATTGACTTTGCGGCACTTAACCCTAAGGACGCAAGCGACATGCTAACAAAAGTTCGTGGTTTGATATATGAACACCGTACAACTAGACCAGTAGTGCAAAGCGAAAATAGCTCAAGTTATATGAAGTTAATTGTAATGGAAAGAGGACTACACGCAAGATTGCGTGAAGCAAATATTACACTTGAACCACAGACAGGTGCGACACAAATCAAAAACGACGGTGACGTAATTGGATCAACAGACGATCAAGCAACTGCTATGCAGTTCAAGAAAGATGTTGAAGATGGTAAAATTACACTTGGTGAACAAGGACAATCCAAACACGAATTTATCCGTGCATTATTTAAATCATATTTTGGACAGCCTCAATGGAATGAGCTAACTGGTGGCCGTTCAGGTATGCGTAGGCTAAAAATTGGTACTGGGGGTAATATGCCTGATACTAATGAATTTCAAAAACAGTTAAAGGCCGCTGGCTTATCAGATGATGTGAGAGTAAAAAAAGCAAAAGATGGAAGTTATATTACAGTACTTTATCCAGATGATTTTAGAATGCAATCCATAACTGAAGCAGAAAATTGGATCAAGAAAGCAACAAGTAAAAATCCTGGTGCATTTACAAGACAAGCAAAGGCTGCTGGCATGAGTACAAGTGCATTTGCTAACAAAGTATTAGCAAACAAAGATGACTATAATGCTAAAACAGAAAAACGTGCAAACCTTGCAAAAACACTAAGCAAGTTTGAAGGCAAAGCAGGTAAAGTGCTTAACCAGATTGCTGAAGGTGCTACACTTAAAATGTCAGGTCGTGTACTAAGTGAAAGCGAAGTACAACAAGCACAAGTTGTTTTAGCCGCACAGGACATGGTAGACAGAATGCAGAAGATGTTAGAAGACGTCACATCAATGCAGTTTAAAGATTTACCGGCGTTGAGCAGTAGCATACAAACTACAATAGGAACTAACGAAGCACAAGCATTCAATGACGCCGCCGGACAAAGTTTAGCAGTACTAGTTGATTCAATACAGGCAGCAAAAGTTGAAATGGAAACTGCACAAGGAACACTAACAGGTGTTGCTCCTGTGGTACCTGGACAAGAAGAAGTTGCTGGTACACCAGCAGTAGCAGAACCAGTAGCCGATCCACTAGCCGCAGATCCAATTGATGCAACTGCAGACGTAAACGTTGATGCAGAAGCAGGCGGTGAAGCAGTTGATGTAAATGTTGATGTACAAGATGGAGCTCTTGGTAGAGCAAGAAGATAAATGCGTATTCTTGAGTTCACAAGTAGATCAGATAAGCCATCTGCACAACAACTCACTGCACTAGCAGAATATCTACTTGGTCGTGCAGACGATGAAGATACAGAACACACTGTACCAATTGGTGTGTTTCTAAGCATGGCACACAACATGGGTGTGAATATTACTGATCAACAACTACGTACTCTAGCAACACAAGATCCTCTTAAGAACATTATTCAAAATGTAGATGCAGACAACATTGTACTTGTCGGTGCAGGAGTTACAGGTGAAGAAGGTGCTGACACCATGACTGTGGATCAAGCACAAGATACAGTTGCTGGAATGGCAGATTCTGCGAACGACCTCATTTAAATGAAAACATTAGTTACTTTTGGCGATAGTTGGCCACAAGGCGGAGAACTTAAAGAAGATCTTGGACAATATCCATACGGAAGACAACTTGCAGATCAGTATCAATATGATTTTGTAAACTATGGGTCAGCAGGTGTAAGTATTGAAGATATGGTACTGCAACTTGACGACTTTTGCAATCAAGATAAATTAAGGCTACTTACATCACCACCTGAAGATACATTGGCTATTTTCTTTTTGACTAATCCAGCCAGAAGTATGCATTGGCCATCAGGTATGAGCTGGATACAGGATTCAGATGAAGAATTACAACGACTTGCAGGAAATGGAGCAGACTTTGTAAAAGCACTAAAGTTACATTTTCATGATAATAACAAAGATAATATTCGAGCAAGTATGGCTGTAATAACACTACAACAAATGTGTAAAACACTTAACATCAACGACTATTACTTTGCAGGATGGATAAGACAAACAGATTGGCTACCTGGTGTAGACACTGATAAAATTTACAAAGGCGGTAACGAAACTGCGGCTGATTGGTTAGGAGCAACTGATCACAATGGCGAGCACCTACTTGGTGTACAAGATAATGAATACATACGTCCAAACTTTGCCCATCCTAATCATAATGGACATGCTTTAATTGCAAAAAAACTTGCAGAATGGATGAAACTGTAGTATAATAATATTATGCTTATAGAAAAATTTCAATACAAGAATCTCTCACGGAAACAGGTCGACGGCAAGCGACTGTATTCTACTCCCGATGGCAATGCTGTGCCCAGTGTAACTACCATACTTGGTGCTACGCAATCAAAAGAAAAGCAAGAAGGTCTTGCACGATGGCGTAAACGTGTAGGCACTGACCAAGCACAAAAGATAGTGACTGAAGCTGCCAACAGAGGTACACGTATGCATACCTACTTAGAAAACTATTGCATTGATGGCACTATCAAAGAGCGTGGTAACAATCCGTTCAGTTGGCAATCACATGCTATGGCACAAGCAGTAATAGAACAGGGCATGTGTAATGTTGACGAAGTATGGGGTGTTGAAGTGCCCATGTACTTTCCAGGAATATATGCAGGCACAACAGACTGCGTGGGTGTACACAACGGTGATGATGCAATCATGGACTTTAAACAATCAAACAAACCAAAAAAAGTTGAGTGGATTGAAGATTATAAACTACAACTTTGTGCATATGCAGAAGCACACAACGAAGTGTACGGAACAAAAATACGTAAAGGTGTAGTGCTCATGGCAGTAAAGCCAGCAGTTGATGACATGGGACATTTAAAAGAAGATCCTTTATATCAAGAGTTTGTTGTCGAAGGTGACGACTTTGAACACTGGCGCCAGCAATGGTGGAAGAGAGTTGAGCAATACTATATTTCAGGCTAAATACAGCTAGATTACGGAGTTTCAATAGATGGCAATAGTACAAGTATCACGGATTACAAACCGTAAAGGTTTGAGTGAAAATTTACCTCAGCTCGCAGGTGCTGAGTTTGGTTGGGTCCTGGACCAACGTAAATTATACATAGGTAACGGCACAATAGCAGACGGTGCACCAGCTATTGGTAACACAGAGATACTTACTCAGTATAGTGATATATTAAATTTAGCAACAAGTTATACTTACAAAGGCGACCATGCAGGTTACACAGTGCAGACAGGACCAACATCAGGAGATCCTGTTACACAGACCATACAAGCAAAATTAGATAACTTTGCAAGTGTATTAGATTTTGGTGCAACAGGGGACGGAGTAACAGACGACACTGATGCTATTAACAGAGCATTGTTCCAGCTTTTTTGCAGACAAACAAATACAACAATTAGACGTAGTTTGTATTTTCCTGCTGGTACATATAGGATTACAAATTCAATTAAGGTTCCTCCGTTTGCAAAGTTATATGGTGATGGCCCAGATAGTGCAATACTAGAAATGGATGTTGGAAGTGATAGTTCATTTGGGGCGTATGTCATCCAAACTGCTGATAGTTTGCAACAAACTTCAACTAATATAGGAACTAATAGTGCAATAGCACCGCAGGATATCGTATTGTCAGGGCTTAGTTTTACAAGTTTAGAAGCAGGTGTTGACATGATGCTTGTTGACAGAGCAGATGGTGTAAGTGTTAACAACTGTAACTTCAAAGGCAACCTTACTACTAATCCAGCAAATGCAAGTGCTGATATTGCTGGAGTGCGTTTTGATAGTACTGCATCAGATACTTGTAAACAAATAGAATTTAACAACTGTAAGTTTAGTTTTTTAACGTATGGACTTATTACTGACGAAAACATACAAGGTGTAACTGTACAAAATTCACAGTTTACAAACCTATATCAAGGCGTAATGCTAGGCACAGGCACACCAGACAATGGCGGACCTGAAGGTGTAAGAATTGTACAAAACTTATTTGATAAAATTGGCAAACAAGGCATAAGCATTGGTGCAGTTTCTCTTAATATTAGTGCTTACAATATATTTTTAGACGTTGCAAACGATTACTTAGGAGCAGGCAACCAAGCAGCCGCTGTAATTGAATTCAACGGTGATAACAATGTATCTGTTGGTGATATGTTTGAACGCTCAGATGCTGACGACAGATCTCAACCTCGTGTAAAAAATAATGACAAAGCCTGTTACGCATTAACAAACGGCGATGAAATTGAAATTGGAACATATCACAGACTAGCAGGTGTAAATTCTGCACTATCAGTACAAGGAAGTGCAACAACAATTTTTACAGTAAATACTCTTAATGCAACTGCTTTCAATGTGATATATCAATACAAAGAACCAACAACTAACGTCATACGTTTTGGCGAGTTAAGAGTTGTAGGACAAGATACAGATGATAGTGCTGGTACACTAGCATATGTAGATGACTTTTCAGAAGACAATCCAAACAGTTTTGTTCTAAGTGCAGTGCAAAGCGGATCAACAATTAGCATCCAATACACAAGCACCATAGCAGCAACCTTTAAATATTCAATAGAACATCTTTCTGTATAACTAAAATATACACGATTTTATAGCCAAAAAGACCTATTATGGTCTTGCAAAATTCTTATGAATATGCTATACTAATCGTATATCAGAATTACTATATAGTCCAAGTGAACAATGGATTATACACACTTAATTGGATGGTGGATAACACAGTAAATAGGACACTTAAAGAATTCCAAAAAATTAACCAGAAACATAGACTCTGCTATGTTTGCACACAAGATTGATAGAAAGGCCCCATAAATGACAATTCAAGTTACCAAAAGAGACGGAAGTAAAGAAGCATTAGACATTGAAAAATTACACAAAGTAGTTTGGTGGGCAACAGAGAATATAACAGGAGTAAGTGCAAGCCAAGTTGAAATAAGCAGTAACGTACAGTTTTATGATGGCATCTCAAGTACAGACATACAAGAAACACTTATAAAAAGTGCCGCTGATTTAATATCTGAAGAAACACCAAACTATCAAACAGTTGCTGGTAGACTTATTGTATATCATATTAACAAAATGGTTTATGGTGGTGCAACGCCGTGGCATATTTACAAACTTGTAAAACACAATGTTGAAAAGGGTTTCTATGATGCAGAACTGTTAAGCGAATACACTGAAGAAGAATGGGATACCATCAACAGTTGGGTAAAACATGAACGTGATGAACAACTGACATATGCGGCCATGGAACAGTTTCGTGGCAAGTATCTTGTGCAAAACAGAGTAACAAAAACACTTTATGAAACTCCGCAGATGGCATACATGCTTATAGCCGCCACACTGTTTCAAGACTATGATCGCAAAAACAGACTGCGTTATGTAAAAGATTACTATGATGCTATTTCAACACACCAAATCAGTTTACCCACTCCAGTAATGGCAGGTGTTCGTACACCACAAAGACAGTTTTCAAGTTGTGTACTAATTGAAACCGATGATAGTTTGGATAGTATAAATGCAACTGCAAGTTCAATTGTAAAATACGTTTCACAAAAAGCAGGCATTGGTATCAACGGTGGACGTATTAGAGCATTAGGATCACCTATTAGAAATGGTGATGCTTATCACACAGGCGTTGTGCCATTTTATAAAATGTTCCAAGCGGCCACACGTAGTTGTTCGCAAGGTGGAGTGCGTAACGGAGCGGCAACACTTTATTATCCACTGTGGCATCTAGAAGTTGAAGACTTGTTAGTGTTAAAGAATAACAAAGGCACAGAAGACAACAGAGTTAGACACATGGACTATGGTGTACAGTTTAACAAACTAATGTACGAACGTTTGATGAGTGGTGGAGATATTACACTGTTCTCTCCAAATGATGTTCCAGGATTATACGACGCATTCTTTGCTGACCAAGATAAGTTCCGTGAACTATACGAAGCTGCAGAACGTAAAACAAGTATACGTAAGAAGAAGATAAGTGCCACGGAACTTTTTAGTGCGTTTATGCAAGAACGTAAAGACACAGGAAGAATATACTTGCAAAATGTGGATCATGCAAATGAACATAGCAGTTTCAAAACTGATGTTGCACCAATCAAACAAAGTAACTTGTGTTGTGAAATAGACTTGCCAACCAAGCCTCTAGATGATATAAATGATGTTACAGGTGAAATAGCATTGTGTACATTGAGTGCCATCAATTGGGGTAGTTTTACAAATCCTGAAGACATGGAAAAAGCCTGTACACTAGCAGTGCGTGGACTTGATGCACTGTTAAGTTATCAAAACTATCCTATTATTGCCGCACAAATGGCAACAGAAGGTAGACGCCCATTGGGTGTTGGTATTATTAATCTTGCATACTTTTTAGCAAAGAACGACACCAGTTATTCAGATCCAGATGCACTCAAACTAGTGGATACTTGGGCACAACATTGGAGTTACTACTTGATAAAAGCAAGTGCAGATCTTGCAGAAGAGTTTGGTGCATGTCCGATGAATAATGAAACAAAGTATTCTGATGGAATATTACCTGTTGACACATATAAAAAGGATGTTGACGAATTAGTAGTACATATAGATGCAGTTGACTGGACAGGGTTGAGAACACAACTTAGAGAAACTGGCATACGTAACTCAACACTGATGGCTCTTATGCCTGCAGAAACATCAGCACAGATAAGCAACAGTACAAACGGTATTGAGCCACCGAGGGCATTTGTAAGTATCAAGCAAAGCAAAGATGGTGTACTTAAACAGGTTGTGCCAGGATTCGCACGTTACAAAAACAAATACGAACTACTATGGGATCAAAAGTCTCCAGAGGGTTACATAAAGATAATGGCAGTTATGCAAAAATATATTGATCAAGGTATAAGTGTAAACACGTCTTACAACCCCGTACACTATGAAGATGAAAAGATACCAATGAGTGTAATGCTACAACATCTGCTACTATGTTATAAATATGGACACAAGCAGTTGTATTACTTCAACACATTTGATGGTGCTGGAGAAATTGACATAGACAAAATGAACGAAACACAACAAAAAGAAATTACTATCGAAGAGCCGATGTATGAAGAAGCCTGCGATAGTTGCACAATATAGGAAACACAATGAGTGTATTGAATACAGCCAATAGAGACCATACGACCAGTCTTGCATTTTTAGATCCAGCGGGCGGAGTTGGTATACAACGTTATGACACACTAAAGTATCGACAGTTTGATAAACTTACTGACAAACAGTTGGGATTCTTTTGGCGACCAGAAGAAGTAGATGTACTACGTGATGCAAAAGACTTCAAAGAACTTACTACGAACGAAAAACATATCTTTACTAGCAATTTAAAAAGACAAATCTTATTGGATAGTGTGCAAGGTAGAGCACCAATTGAAGCATTTGGTCCTATTGTAAGTCTGCCTGAGTTGGAAAACTGGATTATCACTTGGACGTTTAGTGAAACAATACATTCAAAAAGTTACACACACATCATCCGTAATGTGTATGCAAACCCAAGCAAGGTGTTTGATGAGATGATGGACATACAGGAGATCATTGACTGTGGGGAAGACATCACTGCATACTATGATGATTTAGTAGAAACTTGCAGTTACTACAACCTACTAGGTGAAGGTACACACACAGTAAACGGTAAGAAAGTTAAAATTGATCTATACGAACTTAAAAAGAAACTGTGGATTTGTTTGGCAAGTGTAAACATCTTAGAAGGTGTACGTTTTTATGTATCCTTTGCGTGTAGTTGGGCATTTGCTGAACTTAAGAAGATGGAAGGTAATGCTAAAATTATCAAGTTTATTGCACGTGATGAGAATGTACACCTAGCAAGTACACAACAACTAATGAAGATACTTCCGCAAGATGATCCAGACTTTGTAAAAATTAAAGCAGAGTGTGAACCACTTGTAATTAAGATGTTTGAAGATGCAGTAGAACAAGAATGTGCATGGGCGGATTACTTGTTCAAAGACGGATCAATGATTGGACTTAATGCACAGTTGCTCAAAGAATATGTACAGTGGATTGCAAACAAACGTATGACGGCAGTTGGTGTCCCGAGCAGTTACAAAGGTGCAAGTAATCCATTACCTTGGACACAAAAGTGGATTGCAGGTGGCGATGTACAAGTTGCTCCACAAGAAACTGAAATAACCAGTTATGTAAACGGCGGAACAAAACAAGACGTAGATAAAAACAGCTTTGCAGGATTTAGTCTGTGACCGTACTTGCCATTGGCGATAGTAACATTTTGCCAGGCATGAAAATACACAAAGGGAATTGCTCGCATGCTTTTTCACGTGCAATTGGACATGGAGAAGCAGTAGTATGGGGCAGAGGTGGAGCAAGTAATCACTGGGTGCTTGAACATGTAAACAAAGCATTAGATGCCATTGATCAGTATGATGATCCAGTATTCTTTGTTGGTTGGACACAGTGGGAAAGAGAAGAATGGGAATGGGAAGGACAAGATATATCAGTATGTATTGGTCCACATTTTCCTGTACCAAAAGATTTGGAAGAACGTTACTATAAATGGCGTAATGGAATGACAGATAGTGCTATACAAGACATGCGTGACTTTTGGCACGAATTAATATACAATGTTCACATACGAATGACTGATATGGAAATACCGCATCAGTTTTGGACTACCTATGATAACTTTGTAGGTATGCAAGGCGATAAGCAACTAGACTGGCAAGGCACATTTTTTATGCCTTATGATCTGAATGGTTGTATGAGAGAATGGTATCTATCAAACGGTATCCAACCAAATGAAAATGATCTTTGGCATTGGTCCGAATCAGATAGTACTATTTGGGGAGAGATGTTAGCAACACACTATAAGGAAAGGATAGGTAAATGAGTGTCGAAATATATACAAAAGACTTGTGTGGTTATTGTGATGCGGCAAAAGATTTGCTGGATCACATGAGTGTACAGTATACACAGTATAAAATTGGAACAGATGTTAGTCGAGAGCAATTGTTAGAAATAGCACCAAATGCAAAAACTGCACCACAAATTGTTATTCACGGTAATGTTGTTGGTGGATATGACGATTTGTGTGAATACATAGAAAATACAGGGTTCAATGGTTCTGGCTACTAAGTAGTAGCATGAATTATAACGTGTGGAACAAATGGGATAAACTCCAAACAGTGATGCTTGGAGACTGCTACGACCCTGCTTTTTTCCGCGAAATAAAAAACACAAGGATTAAATCAGCACTACAACGTATTGCAAGTGAATCGCAAGAAGATTTAGAAAAATTTTCTAATGTATTAAAAGAGTTTGGATGCGAAGTTCTGCGACCAAACTTAGATTTAAACGATAGCATAATTAATCATGTGAACCAGGATGGACAAATAAGCAGTGTAGCTCGCAGTCCGTTACAAGCCCGTGACGAACAGTTAGTGATTGGAAATAAACTATTTTACACTGGAGTTGATCACCCTGCTATTAGAGAGTCTCTTAACAGATATAATTGTGCGGATACTTTACGAATACATGGACCATTGAAAGAAGCATCATTCCAAGGACATAAAGGCAAAGATTCTCCAGATTGGCCGTCATACGAAGAATTTATCTACAGGTTTTGTAATAATAAGCCTTTTAGTGATAACACTGATGTACACACAGAAATACTAGATATTCAGACAAAAGAAATGTCTTCAGACTTTTTTCCGATCTGTGCTCCTAGTATTACAGTTGTAGGAAAAGACATTTATGTTGATGTAGCAGGTGTAGGGCGTCTACCAACTCCAGCTTCGACACATTTGGTTCTCAATACTTTTGATAAACATCAAGATGATCCTTCACAGATATGGTTAGATGCTTATTTTACAAAGTTTACCAAACTATTTCCAAACTACCGGATAAACTTTCTAAATGTTGGTGGACACAACGATGGATGCTTTCACACTGTGAAACCTGAAGCAATACTTAGTTTACGTGAAATACAAACATACAACGATACATTTCCAGACTGGGATATTTGTTATCTGCAAGACCAAAGTTGGTCAAAGATAGTACCCTTTATGAAATTAAAGCACGAAAATCAAGGCAAATGGTGGGTCCCAGGAGAGGAAGATAATTCTGAGTTTACAAATTTTGTAGAAACGTGGCTTCAAGATTGGGTCGGCTATGTTGAAGAAACTGTATTTGATGTAAATGTTTTAGTGCTTGACGAACATCATGTTTGTGTAAGTCAACCGGATAATGAGATTGTAAATGCATTTTTAAAGAAACACAATATGGAACCTGTGTATGTGCCGTGGCGTCATAGGTATTTTTGGGATGGTGGTCTGCATTGTATAACACTAGATCTAAAAAGGCAAGGCACACAACAAGACTATTTTCCAGATCGAAATAACCCAATAATTGACAAAGGATTTTAAATGTTTGCAAAAGATAAAATTTATTCATTCAGGCTTAGCGATAGTAGCGAGATTATTGCTAAAATAGTTAGTACGGACATAGAAAATAAAATTACAATTTCTAATCCATTTTCTTTGATTCCAACACAACAAGGTGTGCAGTTATTACCAGCACTAATGAGTGCAGATGAGACAAAAAATGTGACCATAAATACAAATAACATTACAATGTACACTGAAACCAACAAAGATATAATTGCAAGTTATATACAGGCAAGTACAGGCATTGTAACACCAACAAAAGGTATACTAAAAGGATAAACATGCCAGGAGCAGTAAGAATAGGTGACCCAAACTCAGCAGGTGGAACTGCAATCGGACCAGGCGCATTGTCTGTGATTATCAACGGCCGACCTGCTTGTTTAACTGGAACAAAAGTGACACCTCATCCTTGTTGTGGTGCTCCAGGATGTTCTATTCATTGTGCAGCCAGTACAACACTTGGATCAATGAGTGTTCTTGCAGAAAACAAACCAATCAACTACGTTGGATCTCCAGACACATGCTTTCATACTAGAGCAACTGGAAGTAACGACGTAATTATTCCAGCAGGTTAATTATGGCTTGTGCTGGTGCAGTAACCGCAAACGTCTTAACTGCTGGTGCAGGAATGGTCGGCGATGTTGGCGGTGAAGTGTTAAAATCTACAAGTGGAATTACAAATCAAATTAAAGACGCAACCACCGGGCTAACTGGGGATGTTAGTATGGCTAGTTTTACAAGTAATCAAGCTGCCTTCCAAGGATTAGCGGCACCAACTGCACTTACAAGCACAATCAGTGGTGTGTCAGGTCTTGGCGGTACTATGCCCCAATCATTTAGTAATATGGCAAGCGGACTAGGTGACAATACCTTTAGTGCAGGCTTTGATGTGTTCTCAGGAGATGCTCTTGCAGTGATGGGACCAGCCGCAGGCATTGGTAGTGTATTACCAACGGGATTGGCTGATGCCGCAAAGGCTATGGGTGGATCAGTGACAGGAACTGACATACTCGGAAATGCTAAAAAGTTTGGAAGTATACTTGGAAGTGCAGAAGGTTTTATAGGAAGTGCTAACGAAATGATTAGTGCGGCTACAAATAGTGCAAGTGCATTTGCCGGCGGAACCTTCCCAGGCATGGATGGTATCATGAGTGGCAATTTAACTGGTATCACCAATGCTTTGCCAGACTTTGGCGCTGACCTTGGTAGTCTTGGTAGTACAATTAATTTTGATAGCATAGGCGATCTTGGTTCTCCTGGGCAATTGCTTAAAAATATGGACCTTGCGGGTAACCTTGGTCCAATGTATGATAAGATCGCGGATATATCAGTTGATCCTCGTATTGCACGTAGCTTAGGCGGTGATTTAAGCACTATTACTAATGCAGTGAATGCTGGCACAAGCGGACTCACACTTGGGAGTTTAGGTGTTGATCTAAACAAAGTAGCAGAAATTGGTCCTGCATTACCTAACAATATACAGAGCCAAGTCTTTAATGCATTTGATGGATTATCAACTGCAGAATTAGGAGACGTAAAAGGTATCCTCGGAAACACCCAAGCGGCAATAGCAAAAGGCGGAGACTTGATGAATCCGCAAAAACTATTTCCTTCAAGTTTTTCAACACTTACTGCACCACTTAGAACTGCTAGTGTAGGTGACAGAGCAATTTACACTGCTGACGGAGCAGTAAATGATGAATTTGACGATCTTGGTGAAAAACTATCTGGTGCTTTACCAGATGACTTAGCAGTTGCTAACGGTGCATTATCAAGAAGCATAGGACAAATAAAAGGTGTCGATGGCACAACTGCAAAACTTTTATCAACGGCAGCAACGACTGCTGAAACACTTAAAGACTTAAATTTAGTAAAGAACCAAACAACATATGTTGAGCCTGCGGTTGTTAATTTTTGGACAACACAGTATAGTGTACAAAGTGGAATTACACTTGCAACAGGACCAAACGGTACATTCAGTATAAGCGATGTGATTGGTTATGCCGCTGGTTATAACAGTGCCGCTCCACTACAACAAAACAAAATAGAAATGGAAAAATTAATTGCATCAGGTGCAATGGATGTGTTTACTGCTGATAACGGCTCAGGTAGTGCAAGTACAGGCATTTACAAAGTTATAGATTACTTTGTTGCTGGTGCATACGATCCAACACCTCCAGCGATTACACCATTTGTGATTCCAGCCGGTGTATATGGTGCCGGCACCTATGCAACACAAACTGCAGCCTTTGAAGGCATTATAGCGGCTGCCAAAACATTAATGACCAGTTTCTACAATGCTAATCCTGGAGCACAGATTATACAACGTAATTTCAAACGTATGCAGGACCAACAAGCTAGAGAAAAACTTATTCGTACAAAAATGGATTTAGATTTAGATGTAGTGCAATCCCAAGATAATAATGCAATTCAACTTGCGAGTAATTTACCAAATTATGCATTAGACACCACTGCAGGCGGAGCAAGTGAGCTATTAGAACGTGTTATGAACTTTAGTAGTACAGGTGGACAAGCCGCAGTTGGTGCGATGAGAGAAGCACGTAACTTAGATAAGTTGTTGAGTGCAAACATACAAGTCGATGCTCCAATCTCAACAACACCACCAGCAAACCCTGGTGAGATCGCCAGTAGTACATATACTGTTGCTCAGGCTGATGCTATTATAGTAAGAACATAATGTTTAATCAAACTAATATTGTAAGAGCCAAAGAAGATTTTGCAAAAAAACGTTATTGTGTTATTGATAATATACTTGAAGAGGACTACATTCAAGCATTATATGAAGCGGTGCTTGCATTTCCATATCAGCTTAGATCAAGAGCAACTGGCCTTGACGTACAAACCTACCCAGTAGATTACAATACCACAGAAGAATTTAAAGTTACTCTTGATGAATATATAAGAAATGCAAAAGGCAATTTCAGTTACTTTCATCATGTTTTTGTTGCCGCTAAATCAAAAAAGGAACATGCAAATGAATATGTAACTAGATTTAATTACAATGTTACTGAAGATTATAGTTTATATACTCCCAAATATACATTTCACGACCTCGCTACAGAAGTCACTGGTTTTCCAAATATGCAAGCAAAACACGGTAATTATGGATTTTATGATTATCAAAGTTGGCTAAAAATGCACAACGATGTGAGAAGATGGTGTGCTTACATATTCTATTTCAATCCAGCATGGCAACCAGATTGGGGAGGACAACTTTGTATTATGGACGATGACGTTAAAGAAATTCGTGAAAGCATTATCCCGTATGGAAACAGACTGGTGCTTATGGATGTTAGTAAGGTAGATATCAATACACACTTTGTATCGCCAGTGAGCATAGGTGCTGACCATCCTCGTTACAGTCTAAGTGGATGGTTCTATCAGCGAGATAAAGATGGTCCAGGGCCAGAAAAACGGTTGACAAACCCATAGAACCGTTGTATACTTATAGTATGATATGTAACAGGAATGGAGACATCACTCGTGCTAAACAAAATAAAATATACTTCAAAAAATTATAATGGATTACAAGTGGCTTGCGATTGGATACAAGATCTCGAGGAAAGCAATAGTCGCTTACACAAAGAAGGTGTAATTGAAAAAGCACTTGTGGCAGCAAGACTAGGAAGTCATAGTGCAGAGTGCTTCTTGTACAACTGCTACCTAGCATATAATCCATACTTCATGTACAATATAAAACAAGTTGCTGAAACATCTGGCTATGAACACAGAGAAAATCCTTGGGTTGCATTTTGGGGATTATGTGAAAGTTTACGTACAAGAACTATTACAGGCAATGCGGCAAGAGAAGCAGTGCAAGTTATGAGCGAAAAGTTTGATAGCGAGCAATGGAACCTGTTAGCAAGACGTGTGCTTATTAAAGATTTACGTTGTGGTATCACAAGTAAAACACTAAACAAGATAGTTGGCAAAACAGAATGGAAGATTCCTGTATTTGAAGTACAACTAGCAACAGACTCAAAAGGACATCCTAAGAAACTTGCAGGCGAAGTTATGATTGAGCCAAAGTTAGATGGTGTAAGAACTATTGCAATCATCCATGCAACTGGTACTGTAAACTTGTACAGTAGAAACGGTAAAGAGTTTGAAAACTTTCCGCACATTGCAGAAGAACTTGCTAAGATAGCAGACACATTTAGATCACACGATACTGATGATATTGTTATTGATGGTGAGATAACTGGCAAGAGCTTTCAAGAACTCATGAGAGGTGCTACTAAAAAAGATCACACTGCAACTGACAGTGTGTTTAACGTGTTTGATTTTATGCACTTAGAGGATTTCAAACGTGGCTTTAGTAACATGAGTCAAATTGATAGACTACTTGCACTGGAAAGTATAGTAAATAGAGTACAAATGCAAAACGTTGTAATGGTTAAAGGCAAGCAAATTAACCTAGACGAGCCTGAAGCACATGAATTTATGGCAAAGTATGCAAATGATTGTGTGGCTGAAGGTTACGAAGGAATTATGATTAAGAAACTTGATGCTCCATACGAATGTAGACGTAGTACATTTTGGATGAAGTGGAAGCCAGTTATAACAGTAGACTTGGAGGTAATTGACATTGAAGAAGGAACAGGAAGAAATGCAGGACGTTTGGGAGCTCTTGTATGCGAAGGTGTCGACGAAGATCGTACCATACGTGTTAACGTTGGAAGCGGCCTGTCTGATAGTGATAGGGATGACTTTTGGACTAGAAAAGATAGTCTAGTTGGTTATATTGTCGAAGTAAAAGCAGACGCAGTAACACAGAATCAAGACGGAACATACAGTTTACGTTTTCCTAGATTTGAAAGATTTAGAGGCTTTGAAGCAGGCGAGAAAATCTAATGCACAAGGTTTATTTTGAAATACGTTACATTGACCAATGGTATGAGATCATTGCAGAACTAAAAAGATGGTTTGGTAACGAATGGAAAGGCCAACGTGGCATACGTAAAAAGTTTCACAAAACAATGTGGAGCCTAGACGCACACACTGTTTGGTTCCTTATTCCTGATTTATCATTTAAGACTTTTATGGATTTAAAAATGTCAAACTCACACAAATTAAGATAAGTACAGCATGCTTTTAGGTTTATTAATATTATTTGTAGCACTAGCACTAAGTGGAATTGCCGCTTACTATAGTATCATTGGTTTGACTGCAATCTTTGCGGCGGCTGTAATACCTATTATTGTTATGGGTGGCATACTTGAAGTTGCTAAATTAGCCTGTACTGTATGGCTACACCAAAACTGGCAACGTGCAAGATTTGTGATGAAATTGTACTTGGTACCAGCAGTAGCAGTATTGATGTTTATTACTTCAATGGGTATATTTGGCTTTTTAAGTAAAAGTCACATTGAACAAAGTGCCATGGGCACAGAGCAAATAGAACAAGTCAAAGTTATAGACGACAAACTGCTTAGAGCACAAGCAAAAGTAGAACGTTGGAATACAGAAATTGGAAGGCTAAACAGAGGTGAGACATCAGGACGTATTGATGGACTTATCACAAGAGAACAAGAACGTATTGACAAAGCAAATAAACGTATACAACCACAGATAGATGCAGAAAATAGCAAAGTAAAAGGCTTGCGTTTACAAGCAGACAAAGAGATTGCACAACAAAACAAAAGACTTGGAGATGCACAAAAACGTACCAGTGCAGACATTGCTATTGCAGAAAAAAGACTAGCACAACTTGACAAAGATGTAGCGGCATATACCTCACAAGGAACTACCACAGGTGGAGTATTTACTGCTGACGTGGATAACGTTAAGAAAGGCAATCAACTACGTGCAAGCCAAAAGCCTGAACGTGATGCATTAGAAAAAGCAATTGCAAAAGCAAAACGTACAGAAATTGGTGTAGCCAGTAGAGTACAACGTGAGATAACAAATATAAACAAACGTCTAGCAGAACAGATAAAAGTAGTTGAGGCAAACGTAGAGAAAATACGTGCAAGTATTACAAAAACTATTGACAGTGCGAATGCAAATATTGCAAAGTACACACTAGAAGCCGGAAGCAGTAACAAAAATGTTGATCAAAGAATAAAAGAACTTGAACTAAACATTGAAAGTATGCAACCAGAAATCGACGGTTTACGTGAAGAGAAGTTCGTTTTTGAGAAGCAATACCGACAGTTTGAAGCAGAGGTTGGTCCGGTTAAATACATAGCTCAACTGATTTACGGGGATAATCCAGATCAGAACCTATTGGAAGCCGCAGTTCGTTGGGTTATAATACTAATCGTAGCAGTGTTTGATCCGCTTGCTATAATGATGTTACTTGCCGCGACTGAAACATTTGCATGGCGAAGACAGGATAAGGAGACAATAGTTGAGACTGTTGCGACGATGCCGAGCCCTATGCCGGTTGAAGAGAATAAAGAAGAACCAGAGCAAGAAGCTCCAGCGGAACCAGAGCCAAAACAACCAGTTGAGGATGGATCAGCAGATGAAGAGCCTGGTGAGACTAGAAGCGAGGATAAGTCTGATGGAGGAGAAACTGGAGTCGATATTGAAAAACATATCGAAGATCCTAAACCCTTAGAACGCACACTACATGTTGAACATATAGTGTTACCTGAGCCAGATGAAAAAGAAGAAACATATCATCATGCATACGAAAATGAGTATGTACCAAATCCAGAGATTGAAGAAGAAGAAGTTAAAACAATAGAAGTAGGAATACCTGTTGAAAAAACTGCTAATATATATAACTGGCAAGAAGAAGACATCAAAGAAAATCCAGTTGTTGTCAATGTTGAAGAACCAACAGAAGAAGAAGTTCAAGCAGTAGAAGAAGATATTTTTGAATGGAAAGAAGAAGATGAGGATGATCCTACTAAACGTGCAAAACGTATATGGAAACGTCTAAATCCAGACGATACATTGAAAAACAACGAACAGATGTTAGCACATGGTGAAATTGACGTTTTACCTTGGGAGCAATATATTGATCAGTCTGATGAAAAACTAGAAGAGTTTGCAACTAATACATTTGGTGATACATTTCCCACGCATCCAATTAAAGGTGATACTTACGTAAAGACAGATGTTTTTCCTAGCACACTGCACAAGTTTAACGGTGAGGCATGGATACAAGTAGACAAAGAAACATCAACTTCTTATGTTTACAATGAAATGTATATAAAGCATATAATTGAAAAACTAGGTTCAGGTGAGTATGATCCTGAGTTACTTAACGATGCAGAACGTTCGGCAATAGAAGAGCAACTTAAAAAGGATGATCTATAATGGCAACCGCAGATAAAGAACAATACGACAAGTGTAATTTTTGTAATAAAGCCAAGAACGACGTCGAAAAGCTCATAGTTGGGGATAGTGTAGCCATATGCAATGAGTGTGTTAATTTATGCGGTGATTTGCTTACAGAACTAGCTCGCAATACAGTAAAACCTTTAAATTTCAAAGACATAGATCCAGTAGAATTGAAAGTATTTCTTGACAAATATGTAGTTGGTCAAGAAGATGCAAAAATAACATTATCTGTCGCAGTTGCAAATCATTATAAAAGAATAAGCAACACATCAAAAGATTTAGAATTGGATAAAGCAAATGTATTGCTATTAGGACCAACAGGTTGCGGTAAAACATTACTTGCAAAATCAGTAGCCAGGTATTTAGATGTTCCTTTTGCTGTAACAGATGCAACAAGCATAACAGAAGCTGGTTATGTCGGAGATGATGTAGAAACATTAATTGGTAAACTATTAAGCAATGCAGGTGGCAATGTTGAAAAGTGTCAACAAGGTATAATATTTTTAGATGAAGTTGATAAAATATCACGTAAAAGCGAAAATACAAGTATTACACGTGATGTTAGTGGTGAAGGTGTACAACAGGCATTGTTAAAAGTAGTAGAAGGTACAGTGTGTAGAGTGCCACTTCCTGGAGCCAACAGAAAAAATCCACAAGCAGAAATGGTCGAAGTTGATACAAGCAATATACTGTTTATTGCTGGCGGAGCCTTTGTTGGTATTAACGAAGTTATTAAACGTCGTGCCGAAGGCTCAGGAATTGGTTTTGGCGTTGATGTAAAAACAACGGATCAAGGAAAACTAGATGATCTTGAACCAGATGATCTAGTAAAATTTGGTATGATTCCAGAATTTGTTGGACGATTTCCAACATGGGTGGGCTTAACAGAACTCACAAAAGAACAACTAGTACATGTACTAACAGAAATACGTAATAGTCTAATTGCACAATATACCTATCTATTCGAAACAGATGGAGTGAAGTTACGTTTTAGTGATGAGGCACTACTAGAAATAGCAACCAATGCTTCAAAAAGAAAAACTGGTGCAAGAAGTTTACAAGCAGAACTTGAACGTATTCTAATGCCGCATATGTTTAGTTTAAAAGAATATGCAAAACAAAAAATTACTGAAGTTGAAATCACGACTGAATTAGTAAAATATCCTACAAAAATTGCTGCCTAAAACCAAAAAAAGGTTGACCTTTTTGCACAATACGGTTATACTATGTGTATGTATAAAGGTAAACAAGTTCATTTTTTTGGTTTTAGAGGCTATGAGTACGTAAGTGCAGTAAGAGTTTGGGGTCTGCCTGACTTCATACATCCTGTGCATGACAGACGTAGTTACATAGAGTACGATCCTATCAATGACATTGGTATCTTTGCAAATAAAGAAACAGAAGAACTAATACACAGTTATAGACGTGAATACGCCGATATGAATAAAAAGGTTGACAATGTCTAATACTGTGCTATACTGTTTATATTGTTAGAGAATAGGAGACTTTACAATGAAAAAATCAAATAACAAACTAATTGTGGCTTTACTAGGTGCAACTGCTCTTTCCGCTTGTGGCGGAGGTGGCGGAGGTGGTGGCGGAGGTGGCTACACCAATAATCCAGGCGTAAGTTTAGTATATCAAAGACCAGTTGCACAGGCAACTGTAGATGTATTTGCTGGTGGCAACGAAAATTCACCATTTGTAGGTGATACATTTATTACCGACCTAGATGGCGATGGTGCCAGTGATGACATGGTTATTGCAGGCAGAGAAACAATGCCATTTGATGGTAACACAAACAGTAATAGACTCAGTGTGCATTCGTTTGAGAATGGGCAGATGGTTGACAAAACTTCACAATGGTTCTCAGGCACAGACAACGTGATTATAGGTACAGAGCCTGATGTAAAATTTGCAGACTTCTTTAATACTGGCAAGCAAGATATGTTTGTTTCGCACAGTACAGATAGAGCATCATATGGTCCTGCTACGTTTTTTAAGAACAACGGATCAAACTTTACAAAAGTAAGTATTCCAACAGCAAACATTTGGTCACATGGCAGTGATGTTGGCGATCTAAACAACGATGGATACAAAGACATATTCATGTTAGACTATGGTTATAATAGTACAGTAGCACTAAACAATCAAGTTAATGGATTCACTACAAAGATAGACTCACGTGGACAAGCAGGTGATTTACGTTTTGGTGGTTCAGGTGCAACTATTGGTAATTTTATGAACAACGGTGGCAACAACGAAATCATTATTACAGATGCTGCTTGTCCAACAAATGGAACTGCGGCCAGTTGTAGTAATACTAATGACACTAAAATGTACAGTGTAGACTTTAGTAATGGTGATGTAAAATACACTTGGATTGCAGATTTACCTGCAGCGGCAAACAGTGCAAATAGTGATCACCATGTAAGAGTAGTCAATCATGATTATAACGAAGATGGTAATGCAGATGTTATTGTGTTCAGTAGAACAAGTAGTAACTGGAACACCGAACTTAGTGAGATACAGTTTTTACAGAACGATGGTAGTGGTAACTTCACAGATACTACAAGTTCCACACTTATAGGATACAAAACAGATACTGCAAGTACATACAAGCCAAGATTCTTTGACATAAATGGCGATGGCAAAACAGATATACTTGTGAGTGGTAGTGAGTACGGCAACGGTGATGGACAAGACAGTCATCAGTTCTTACTTAAAACTACTGATAACAAATATGTTGCGGCCTATCAGAATGTTTTGAAAGGTTTTATAACTGATGTTGCAAGTATAAGTGGTAATACAACTAACGGTAGTACTGTTAATATCTTTACAGGTGATGATGGTAACAAGTATCTTGTAACATGGGCAAGTACTGCACTTAGCGGTGCTGATACAAATATCACTGTGTTCATGAGTAAATTAGATGGCACAACTATTGCCGCTGGAACTGCCGTAAACATGATACAGAATGCATGGAGTTACTTGAGTGATGCACAAGCCACTCAAGCACTAGTTGATACTGGACAAGCATTTGCAGGTGGTACAATAATTGATATCAACAAAGCATTCCAACCAATTGGTACATTGCAGATGAATGGCTTAGCTCTAAATGGTAGTGTGTATGGTTTTGATGTTGGTAATGTTACAGGACAAGCACTAGACGGCATTGGCAGAAACTATGCAGTGAATCTTGCTCCTACCAATATTGACACAGACGGTGCAGTAATGTTCAACAGTATTGCTAGTTTTAACACTAGAACTGCTGATGGTGTTACTGTAGGTGTTGACAACGAGTCACAACAGTTTACAATGGGCTACAACATGTGGTCTAATGCAGACGAAGAAACTGGTGATGGTACAACATACAGTGTGCATATGTCAAAGTTAAACAGTAATCCTTGGATGGGCTTCTCAGGTGTATGGGGCGAAGTTGAAAACACTAACATTGTTGACAGTGTTGTAAGTTACAAACAAGGTGGATTTACTGCTAAAGCCAGTCTTATGCATGTTAAAACAAACTTTACTAAAGGTTTGGTAACTGATGTAAGTGATCAGGTAGGTGCATGGACAGAGCTAGGTTACAAAAAAGGTGGCTTAGAACTTGGTGCTGGAGTACATCCTGTGATGCTAAAAGGTAATGTTAAAGCAAACGTTCCTACTAGTGTTGACATGAGAGGTAACCTACAGTACACAGAACATAAATTCAAGTTGCCAACACACGTAAATGGTTACTTGAAAGCAAATTACGACTTTGTCTTAGATACTAATACTAAGATCAAAGTTAGTACTGCCGTAAGTCAAAGCGGTGATAAGAATGCTAGTGTAAAGTACACTTGGTCATTCTAATCAAAATTTGACAAGGGACTCCTATCCCTTCTAACAATAAAGTTGCAAGGTTTTTTTATTCATTTCCTTGCAACTTTTTTTTACCAAAACTCTTTACAATGTACCAGTTTCCGTGTATAAATAATATTGTAAGTTGCTTAATAGGACTTACATTTAAATCTTGCTTTTATAAAGGAGAAAAAAATGACAAGAATAACCTCACTCGACCTAAACCCATTTTACCGTAACTCAATTGGATTCAATCAACTGTTTGATAGAATTACAAGCAATATTGATACGGCATCACAACAGAACTATCCACCTTACAATATTATACGTACTGGTGATGAGTTGTACACTATAGAAATAGCGGCAGCTGGTTTTGTTAAAGCAGATGTTAGTGTAGAAATGGAAAATGGTACATTGACTATCACTGGCAATCAGCCAAAGAAGGTCGACGGCGAAGATGAAGCCAACGGCATTGAATACTTGCACAAAGGTATTTCACAACGTAACTTCACTAGAACCTTTAACCTAGCAGAACATGTAAAGGTTACAGGTGCAACAATGACAGACGGAGTACTAAGAATTAACTTAGAAAAAATAGTTCCAGAAGCATTGAAGCCAAAAACTATTGAAATCAAATAACCAACGATAAGTATTAGTGGAGGGGAAACTCTTCACTAATAATAAACATAGAGAGAGTAAATGACCAACGCAGAACCAGGTACACGGATTATAGTTGACACACAACTCAAGGAACCAAATCTATTTAAGTTGATATATGTCAACGACAATGAAACTGCGATGGAGTTTGTAATCAAAACGTTAATGGAAGTGTTTAGTTACAAAGCAGAAACTGCTGAAACAATTATGTTGGATATACATGAAAAAGGCAGTGCAGTGGTAGCAGTTCTACCTTACGAAATGGCAGAACAAAAAGGAGTTGAAGTCACTGTGATGGCACGAGGTGCTGGATTTCCTTTACAAGTTAAACTAGAGCCGGATGTATGACATGCATCTTGAAATGGAAATTGAAGGTTTCTATTGCAACTCATGGCCAAAATTTACAATAAAACAAAATAATAAAATAATATACGAAGAGTTCGTAATCAATTCGCAGAAAGTAGATATGCAAATTGAAGACAAACCTTTTACAATTGGTATGAAAAATAAATCTTTTGGGGCAAATGACGTTTGGGATACCTGCCTAGACGACAACGGAAATATTACTGCTGATAAGTACATTGTACTGAAAAATATATCTCTAAATGATGTAAATTTTGAACACTATTTACACAAGTTACCATACAACAGTGTCGAGCAAGGCACGACCACTACTTTTGATCAAACAATTAGATTCAATGGTTACTGGCAAATTGACACAAACGATAATCCATATAATTGGATAATTGATCTTGCTAACACCACAGGTGATGAAACTCGCACAGTAAGTTATTTTAGTGATTATGAGAGTCGCAACTACTATGACGACCATAAAGAATTAATGGACGAGATAAAAGAAATATTAAAGATATGAAAAATTTACTAGTCGCAGTACCTCAACTTGAAGTTCATCGGCCGCCTGTGTCAACTGCTCTTTTAGCAGGTATAATGCATGGTGAAGGACACGAAGTAAGTTGCATAGACCTAAATATCCAAATGTACAACGACTGGGGCGAGAGAGAATACTATTCATATGTAGATGTATGGGAAAAAACTCGAGAACCTACTGAAGAAGAAATTCACAATATAAGAAACTTTATAGTTGAGCATTTACTTCCACACTGTGATGTGAATACAAGGGTACTAATAAGTGTTTTTACAGGCAACAGTCAATTGTTTACAAAACATTCCTGCGAACTTATACTACAGTATTATCCAGACTGTGAAATAGTTTTAGGTGGTATGGGTTGTACAAAAGGATTTGGTAGTTATATGCTAGAAACAAGTTTATGTAGCCATGTAGTGTACGGTGAAGGTGAACAGGCATTAATTGAGTTGTTAAAAGGAAATACAGATTATCCTGGAATAGATAATGAATCAACACAGATTCAAGTCAGTGATTTGAATACAAAAAGTTTTCCGGACTATAGCGATGTAAATTTTGACAAATACGACTATCTTTATAGTGATAGACGTGAAGTAAACATAGTTGGCAGCAGAGGATGTGTACGTAAATGCACCTATTGTGATGTTGCCGCATACTGGCCAAAATTTAGATATCGCAGTGGACAAAATATTGCAGATGAAATGATAAACTACTATGAAAAACATGGAATCAGCCAGTTCTACTTTACTGACAGTTTAATTAATGGCAGTCTTAAAGCATTTAGAGACATGTGCAACAAGTTAGCAATTTACAATCAAACACATAAAGCTGGATTTAAATGGGGCGGCCAGTTTATTTTTAAACAGAAGAAAACTATTACTGATGATTATTTTGATATGATATCACAAGCCGGTGGAGATCAGTTTTATGTTGGAATTGAAACTGGCAGTGACAAAATACGGTGGGAGATGGACAAAAAGTTTACCAATGAAGATATAGATTATCATTTAGAACATTTTCGAAGAGTAGGACTAAGATGTTTCTATTTAATGATAATAGGATACCATACAGAAACACTTCAAGATCACAAAGATAACCTTGCAATGTATGCTCGTTGGCAAAAGTATGTAGCAACTGGCACAATAGCAGGCATTGATCTTAGTACAAGTTTACAGTTTATGGTAAACACACCACTTGAACGTATGATCGATAGTCATGGAATAGTGTTTCCAACAAAAGCATACAATGCCGACGGTAGTGAAACTATTAATAGGTTAGTGTGGACTAGTAAAGCAAATCCTGATCTTACTTTTGAAGAACGAATACGTAGACGGTTAGAAGTTCATAACGAAGCGATAAAATATAAATGGCCTATACATAGAGGTGTGCAACGTCTTAAAACAATTAAAGGACACGTCGAAGCCTACAAGTTTAATAAGATGCGTATTATCCCAATTAGAAACATAAACTAAAAGTCAATTTCAATGCGTTTAGGATAGTAAACTGGCTTACACCATTCTGTGCCGCCGCGTCCTCTAGCATTGTTTAAATAACGTATTCCATCTAGTTGTTGCTCTATATCACTGTGATAGTGTCCAAAGCACCAAGTATCAATCTTCTTCTCATGATCTTCTTCTATACATTTTGTGAGAAAACTATTGCCAGTTGTGCCTAAACGGTGTGTACTATCTAAGTGTACATCATGTTTAAGTAATCGAGCATCAGGTACAAAATGGCTAAGCATTACTATTTTTGTTATATCAGGATGGGTTTGCAACTTTTTCACTGTTCTACATAAGAAACCTGCATCACTCATTGCCATTGCTTCTACTTGTTGTAGTGCCCACATAGATACTTTGTATGTGGATTTTGTCCATTCTTTACAATCTGTATATGCTTGATTTGATTCGCCTAGTCCAAAATCATACGAACACCAACCGTTTGTGCCAACAAAAGCCACATTGTCAATTACCAAACAATCATCTTTAAGCCATATAAAGTTTTCTATTTCGCCAATGTCTTCTGTAAGTGTTTCATAACTGATGCGTAGATCATCTAATCCCCATCGATGTTCATCGTTACCATCAACAAACATAGTCATAAGATAATTACTTGCAATTTCTTTCAGCACAGGATGCATGTCAGCACGTTCTCTACTAACATCACCAATTACCACTGCATAAGGACTGGTTGCTTTTCCTTCCCAGGAGAAATCTTCGTCCCAGGTATCTACATGTAGATCAGAAATTAAATCAAAGTGTATTTTCATTATAACTATACTTAACTCAGGAGAACAGCATGAACATAATTATTGGCAAAGAAGACGCAGAAAAAATGGAAGGCAAGTATACAGTTCTTCCTTTAGAAACAATGAAGTGGAAATCCAATCCAGAACTACCAGCCACAACTGCATACTGCTTGATTGAAAACATACCAATCACAGAAATGAACAAGATAGATGAACAAAAAGATTTGCACAATAAGTTCTATGAAAACTATCAAAAAGGTGACTTTAATTTCTGCACAAATGCCCTAGAACATCTCAAAGGCAAATGGGGTGGCGAGATAGATAGCTACTATGCTATAATGGAAGATAGAATTAGTAAATACAAAGACGCAGAAGATTTTGATCCAATACTTTACAAATAGGAGCATGGTATGTGGGAAATGATAGAACGTATGGCTAGCGATAGGCTTTGGATATACACTGGTATAGTAGGAAGTTTATTTGGAGCGGCATTTTTAGTATGGTTTCAAGGCACACGTGCTGGTTTGTGGTGCTATGCAAAGTTTGTACTAGTCATAGATTACTTTGTACAACGTTATGGATGGACCTGGTTAGAACCACCTAAGGATGCTTGGCGAAAAAAGTACCCACATGTTACAAAAAAAATTGACGAACTAGAAGATCGCATCAAAAAATTAGAGGGTTAGTGCCTAGCGGCTAAATAGAAGGTGGTTACCCAAACCACATTCACAATAACCTTAAGGAAAGATAAGATGAAAAAACTAGCCCCATTAGCAGTGATAGCTACACTGCTTAGTACGACTGCATTAGCAGACGTTACAATCTCTGGTACTTCAGAGTTTTACTACAAGGATGTTGACTCGCAAATTGCATCACAAAAAGGTGATTCAATGGGCAACTCCGATAACGAAATTAAATTTACATTCTCAAATAAAACAGAAACTGGATTAGATTATGGTATGGTTGTTGAAATGACAACTGTTGCAGATTCAGATGCAAAGATTGACGAATCATCACTGTACATCAAAGGTGACTTTGGTAAAATTACATTAGGCGGAAACGATGATGTAACAGGAAGTTTTGGCATAGGCGAGCATGATATCATGGATGAAGAAGTAGGTGGTACATACACTGATTCTTCTATACAATCAAGTGCTGGTGAAAAAGCATACGGTTCTGATTCAGACAAAATATCATACATTGCTCCATCAATGGGTCCACTTACAGTAGGCGCAAGTTACATGGACGGTGGTGTTGCAGGCGATACTGATGCTACAGCATTAGGTGCTAAATTAGCAATCGGCGACAATATTACTATTGGTGCTACTATGGCCGAACAAGGTGTATCTGGTGCAGTTGATAATGAATCACACAGTATTGGTGCAAAAATTGCATTAGGTGATATTACTGTGATTGGTGCAATGAGTAAAGTAGAAGGTGCTGACGAAGACATTGACACAGTAGGTGCTGGTGCAAGTTACAAACTTAATGACACTATGACTATTGCAGTTTCAACAATGGAATCAGAAGACAGTTTAGATGTTTCAGGCACAGAAAAAGAAAACTTGAAGCAACATATGGCTGAACTTAAATATGCTATTGCTCCAGGTTTAACTGGTTATGTGAACTACACAGACTACGAGTACAAGAACGGCGGAGAAGCATCGACTGATGATGATGGTTCAGTAGTACAATTCAAAGTTAGTGCATCCTTCTAATAGGAAATTAAATAATACAAAAGTAGCACCTTCGGGTGCTATTTTTTTTGATTAAATACTCAGTTGACAATATTAAGGAGCAAAGTATTGATCTGGGTTTTAGTCGTAGTTCACCTACTGAAGGTGAACCCTCATGTTGAGATGATTGGTGTTTTTGAAACACAAGAAGTGTGTAATGTTGCAGTAAACAATTATAAAAATGTAAGCAATAGATTTGAAAAAAATACTGCAGCGGTGTGCATACTTACAGAAAAAGTCATAGTGTCAGATTTATAAACACACATATTATAATTCCTATAAAATATAAATACATATGTCCAGGAGCTAGATTGTTCCTACCTGGGGAACAGAAAGAATGATATGCCAGTAGCAGAAATACTAGCAGGTATCGCATTGGTAAAATCAAGTGTAGACTTTATTAAGTCTAATATTGATACTTGCAAAGACATAGGTGAAATCGGTAGTGCTATCGATGGATTACTTCGAGGTAAAGACGAAGTTGAAAAACGTGCCAACAAAAGAGGCATGGGTGTTGCAGAACAATTTGACACTGCACATATTGCACGTGAAGCAATTGATGCCAGACTTGCCGCTGAACAGTTACAAGAAATTTCAAATATGATTAACTTGCGTTTTGGGCCAAACACTTGGCGTGAGATTATGGAAGAACGTGCTAGACGTATACAAGAACATAAACAGGCACAAAAACAAGCAAGAATAAAAGCACGTAAGGAAAGTGCTGAACTATGGTCTGACATCAAAGCGATACTATTAGTAATTGGTGCTATAATGGTTGCATTCGCTGGCGTTGGTGCCGCAATCTATTATTCATAATGTCCCATGCTTTTTTGTTAATAGTTTATCTTGGCTCAAAAATTATCAGCAATGACATGTACTTCAACAACATAGACAATTGCAAATACTTTGCAAGTCGTTTCAACAATCAACCGCCTGTGCCCAATCGTACTGCTGGCGAAGATGAACCAAAAACACGCAGTTACACAGCAGTGTGCGAGCCTGCACGTATAGGCAAAAACCAACCAAGATACAATTAGGTACAAAATTTTGACGGTGTTAGAATTTTGACGATTATTTGGTACAAATATCCATTAAGTTATTTTTTGTTATATGCAATATTATCCTTATAAGTAAAATTGAGAGCTAGAATTTTCATCTAGGATGAGTAACGCGAAAAGAATAGGGGGCTGTTCTTGCGTTACTCAGCAGGCGAAATTCCGAGGATGTATATGGAACAAAAAATACAAGAATTACAAGAAAAAATTAAAGTGCTAGAACAAACACTTATTGAGATTAATACATTGCTTAATAAAGTACTAGTGAAGGAAAAACTAGAAAATGTGTAAATACTATAACGGAATAGAGATTTACCTTACAAATTGGAGACGCCCGTGTTAAGAGTATTATTGACACTTCTAATAATAACGACTGCAGGAAATGCATTTGCACAAACAACAAGCAATGTAAACACTGACAGTAAAAGCAACAGTACCGTGACCACAGATGCGGATACAAAAACAATTGTGATATCGCCTCCTGGTAGTGCTATCACACCTAATGTAAATGGCTCTGGCAGTGACCTTTGTACAGTAGGAGTTGCTGGTGCAGTACAAACACAGATACTAGGAATAAGTTCAGGCGAAACTGTTAGAGATCCAAACTGTGAAAGATTAAAATTATCAAAGACACTATATGACATGGGAATGAAAGTGGCCGCAGTAAGTGTGCTATGCCAAGATTCTAGAGTGCATGATGCTATGAAGATGGCAGGCACGCCATGTCCTTACTTAGGAAAGATTGGGCAGTCAGCACAAGATGCTTGGGACGCCAATCCAGATGCAATTCCAGAACCCGTAGTATTGGAGACTAAACAAGATGTTCAAAATAGAAATGGTGCGATCGCTGCTGGTGGCATTAGTCTTGGCTTGTTGCTACTCCTCTTACTCTAACGCAGACGTCAGCGACAATCTGTTAAAAGATAATAACATGGGTACCAATTACGACTACTCAAAGGCTGAGAACTGGTCAGGTACTTATGGCACAGGCTATTGGGGCGGAAGCACTGCTTCAGGAGGTGATACCCCAAGTGCTCCAAACAGGTTACCCAACAATAATGGTTTTATATGGGGAGGTGCAGACAGTACTGTTAGTGCAACTATTGCACTGAACACTGCATTAGAAGCTGCTGGTATACAAGTAAATGGATTTCAATACGGTTGGCGTGTTAAAAATGCTAATACAACTGCAGGTAACCTACAAACAAATACTGATCCCTTGAAAATAACAGTCCATATTAAAAAAGCAGATGGATCCACCTTTGCATCATTTGATTACACATATGGTCGAACTGGTTGGAGAACTTATACTGGGACACGATCATTTAGTATGCCTCAACCAACATCTTTCTTTGGAGATGTTATAATATCGGCACAGGCCCAAGATATTGACAACTTCGCAGGACATTACGGTCCTGAATTCAATGTTAATGCAAGTTCATTTAAAATAACCTATACTATTGATCCTTGTACGGCTAATCCTCTTAGTTCACCTACATGTGCTGGCTATGCAGATGCATTTTACAATCAACAATGCACTGCTAATCCATTGTACGATTCAGGTTGTCCAGGCTATGCTGCCGCTTATTTAACGCAACAATGCAACAGTAATCCACTGTATAGTACCAGTTGTCCAGGATACACCACTGCATATTACAATCAACAGTGTACTTTAGATCCACTATATGATAAAGGTTGTACAGGTTATGATCAGGCATATTTTGATAAACAGTGTCTAGAAGATGGCACATCAGATCCTGGTTGTCCAGACTATTTCATAGCAATGTGTAAAGCAGATGCATTATACAATATGGCTTGTACAGGATATGCAACTGCTTACTTTGATCAACAGTGTGGTTTAGATCCGCAGTACGATCAGGCTTGTGTTGGATACGTAGATCTTTCAGGTAACGACGGCGACTTTGTGGTTCTTGATCCTGTGATAAATGATGCTATTACAGTTGAACCTCCAGTGGTGGTTGTAGAAACACCGGTGATAGTAAAAGAGACAGTTGTTGAAGAAACACCAGTTGAAGAAGTAATAGAAGAGGTAGTCATTGTTGAAGCAGTGCCAGTTGATCCAGTAAAAGCAAAAACTAAAAAGATAAAACAAATACGTGAAGAAATCACACAGTCCTTGGCTGATAAAATGAGTACGGCGGCTAGTTTTGAAGTACAACAACAGATACAAACACAATTGATCAGCATGATTGGTTATGTTCCAAACTATGCCAAATATAACAAAGCAAAACTATACGGCGGTGAACTACAAGAAGAAGTTAATCTAAAGGGCGGACGCATAGTGGATAATGCATTTGCAAGATGGTTTGTAAACGATCCTAACTATGAACGTTTAGAAGCATTACAATACAATTTAAAAGGAAATTAAAATGGCAGAAATAGAATATGGTGGTATTAAAGTAGGAGGTTCAAAACTATTATTAGTATTGCCTATAGTAACCACACTTGGAGGCGGGCTATGGGCTGGTTTTGAATTCTACAAAGACTACAGAGATATGAAAGCAATTATCTCTAATATAGATACACAAAAGATAGAATCACAACAGAGGCTAATTAATCAGCAACTAGCAGATGCGATAGACTACTCACGTGATATTAAAAATGGGCTACGTGAAGACATTGTAAGACTTGAACGCATTGTTGACAAAGTAGAAGATGATATGAACAAATTGGAAGACAAAACACGCACCTATGTTGACGATGCTGAAGAACGCTTTGATACCAAACGTGACGCACTGTTGAACCAATATGTTGCACAAAAGGATTTGTTGGTAAGCAAGGTTGAACAACTTAAGAAGTACATGGACAACAAACTGCAACGTGCATTGGATAATCCTCTTGCTAAATAGATGATGGAACCATCACAAGAATACTACGACGCAGTAGCAAAAGGCACACACTTTCAAGAAACTCAAAGTGCTTGGGCAGGTGCTGACAGTAAAAACTATATTGAACAAATACAGTGTTTACGAAAGCATCACCAAGCGAAAACACTGTTGGATTATGGTTGTGGCAAAGGTGAACAGTACACACTTAAAACTCCACCATTTGATCAACGTTGTGGATTTACCAGCAGTTACCAGTATGATCCATGTGTAAGTTACTACAGTGAACCACCACGCAGTAACAGAAAATTTGATGCTATCGTCTGTTTACAAGTTATAAGACACATACCCAATCAAGACATAGTATGGCTAAAAGAATATTTTGAACGCACTGCAAAGAAGTTTGTGCTTATTGGTGAATTTGATCCTACGTTTAAACAAAAGCCAAAGAAAGTTACTAATAGTGATTCAGAAAGTAGAACCATAGACTTTTATCGTGAGGCGTTTGCAGACTGGAACAGTCCAGCAGAACTATACTTTCATTGGCGTAAACATCAATGTGAACACACACGTAAAGACAATGATAAAATTATAAATATCATGTAGTAAATGGAGAGCTAGAATGGCAGAAGAAATCAAAGAAGCAGGTTTTCATCCAGCAGATACAAACGGTGATGGAAAAGTAACTAAAGCAGAACAAGCAATGTATTTAGAGTTCAAACGCAAAGAACTAGAAGATGCAGACGCTATGCGTGATGCACAACGGAGTATGGCTTGGTTTGCACTGTTTGGAATGTTACTGTATCCATTTGCAGTAGTGTTAGCAGTGCTTATAGGACTTACAGAAGCAAGCAAGATACTTGGTAGCATGGCAAGTGTATACTTTGTATCAGTTGCGGCTATTGTGGCTGCCTTTTTTGGCACACAAGCAATGAACACCAAGAAAAAGTGACCCACACATACTATGCAAGTGAACCAGTTGTAGACAACTTATACTTTGTAAACATACCTAAATGTGCAAGCCAAACTGTGCGTGCATGGGCAGCACAGATGACAACTAAGGATGCAGACATAAAAGAACCGTTTAGGTTTTGTATCTTACGTGAGCCCTGGGGCAGACTTAAAAGCACGTTTGCATATGGGTGCGGCGCAAGATACAGTTATAATTTTACTATTGATATGATCGGTGACTGGTATTTGGGTAACCCGCCTAAGAACCCAACACACCAACAGGCTGACCTATTAGTACATTTTGGTACACAACAATCATTTGTGAATAATGCACCATGTGCAGTTGACCATTGGTATCACACTGGCATGATGCGTGAGCTACGCAGTGACCTAAGTGCTATAAGCGGATGTCACGTAGGCTGGCAAGAAGAGAATCGCAGTAACTACACACAAGATTTTACAGTTGATTACAACAGATGGTTTAGTGCTAACGAATCCGCACTTGAAGCAAAGTTAGCAGATGATATAGAATTATACAGTTCGCACGGTTTTTCTTAGTTCTGTTTTAACACGCCAAATAAACTTATCATCGAAGAATAAACGTTTGTTGTAGTCAGCAATTTGCTGACAACCATCCCATATCCATTTTTGGTATTTTGCACTTGAATTGTTTATTCTACGCATTTCTTTTAGAACCATATCCATGCGTTTCAATGGGCCTAGTTCCTTATCATAACTTTCGTTTATGTACGGCTGAAATGTTTTGAATCCATATTCTTGTATTTTTTCTAGTGTACCAGGGCCGCTTAATACCATAAACGGATGTCCGCATGCTAATGGACGCAGTGTTTTTTCTGTAAGATGTATGCGTTGATCATATACAGTTTCAAGAACAATGCTACAATTTGTACGTGCAAAATCTTCCCAATTATAGGTAGCACTACTAGAACTTGTTATGTCTTCCTGATAAGGATTGTAATCAGCATCTCCTTCAATAGGTGGTATCATATTTCTATCTATACTTCCTAATTGTACATTATCTATATGAGCAAGATGTTCTAAGAATATCTTTCTGTAGGCACGTTTGCCTGTTGTATCTCTTGCATATACTAAAAAGTTTGCCACAATGTCTTGACTTTGCCTTTGTAGTCGTGTATCATAACGAGCAAATCTGTACCAGTCAACTGCAATAGGAGCATGTGCCCACCAATAAGCACATTTAAATAAGCCAGTTCTTTCATATTTTAGTACTTCAGGAGAGTTTACTTCACTGTGTAGCAATGTCCAATAGTCTTGATGCATAGCAGGTTGTAGCCAACGTAGGTTTAAGTTCGTGGTACCTTTATCGAGATGTGCTTTTATTATATCACGTAGCACAGGGTAAAATGTATCTAACTGTTCTACAAGATTAGTATCGTTATAAAGGTCATAATCTAAAGGCTCTTGGTCATGACATAACAATACTGGTACATCTTTGTAGTCTATATCGGGAGAATCGTCTTCAATGTGGTTTATAACATTTGAGAATGCTTTATGTCCCCAAGGATGAAAGTGTTTCACCAGATACTTGTTTTCTAAGGCCTGGGCCACAAAATTGTATAAATTATTAGTAGGAATAGACATTCAGAAAGGTTACCTTAAATGAGAATTGGATTTGTTGGTCTTGGAAAACTTGGACTTGACTGTGCCGAAGTAATGGCTGAAAAATATACTGTGCATGGTTATGATATTTACCCACGTACATCGGACAGTGTTAAAGTTTGTGCAACACCACAAGAAATGATTAACAACAGCGATTGGATTTTTGTTGCAGTGCAAACACCACATGCAGAAGGCTATGATGGCAGTATACCAAGTTCACATATGGAACCAAAAGACTTTGGACATGACGCAGTCAAAGATGCTATAAAAATGGTTAACGAACATGCTACTGAACCAAAAAAAGTAGTGTTAATATCAACTGTATTACCTGGTACAACACGCAGACACTTTTATTCAATGTTGGATAGCCAACACCAGTTTTTATATAACCCATACTTGATTGCTATGGGCAGTGTGAAATGGGACTTTGCCAATCCAGAAATGGTAATGATCGGCACTGAAACAGGCGATCCGACAGAGATGGAAGACCTCATTGAGTTGTACCGTCCATTGATGCGTAACAATCCAAGATACGTGACTGGAACCTGGGACGAGTGTGAAAGTATAAAAATATTTTACAATACGTTTATCAGTGCTAAAGTAGGACTTGTTAACATGATACAGGACTTTGCACTAAAGATAGGTAACATAAACGTTGACGTCGTTACAGACGCTCTAGCACAAAGTACAATGCGTATTATGGGTCCTAAGTATATGACTGCAGGCATGGGAGACTCAGGTGCATGTCATCCAAGAGATAATATAGCACTGCGTTGGTTAGCAAAAGAATACGACATTGGCTATGATATGTTTGATACTATTATGGGTGCTAGAGAAGTACAAGCAAAGAACCTAGCAGACTTTTTAGTTGAGAATGCAGACGGTAAACCTATTGTGATACACGGTAAAGCATACAAACCTGATGTGCCTTTTTGCATAGGAAGTTATAGTACACTGATTGGATTTTATATAGAAGAGCAAGGATTATCTGTTAAATACATTGACCCAATTGCAGACAACCCAAAGGACGTAGTTGCCACAATAGACGAACCATCAATTATATTATATGCACATAACAGATACATCACATATGGGTATACTGGACAGTATACCAAGGATGATACTTTTTATTGCGATATACCAAAAGGTTCAACTATAGTTGATCCATGGAGAAACTTGCCAAAAGACATGGAAGGCATCAAAGTAATACATTATGGAAACACAAGAACACAGTAACTGGTACTCTGGACATACGTATCCAGTATGGGCAGATGCATACAAAGACCTAATGTATATCAACGAACCATTCAATGACAAAGTCAGTTTAAAAGAATGGCGGGACCTAGGATATACTCAAACTAAATTTACTGGCGATATGTACGATATGCGACAGGAGGAACCTGAATGGATGCACCTAATAAGAAATGTGTTTGATTGGCGTTTCTTTAGTTGGAGTGTGTATCGTATGAATCCAGGGACAACATTGCCCATGCATGGTGATACCTATGCTAGATTTCGAGAGTTGTATTCATGGGATGGTGACATACATCGTGCAGTCATCTACATGGAAGACTGGCAAAGCGGGCACATAAGTGAATGTGAAAATACTGTGATCACAAACTGGCGTGCTGGTGATTACATAGTATGGAAAAATGATACACTACATCTGGCTGCCAACGTTGGTAAAACACCTAGGTATACCCTACAAATAACCGGAGTAATCGAGTGAAAATAAGAAGTTTCAACGAGTGGGACCAACTTCGAGAATGCTATGTTGGTGTTGCTGATCATGCGAACTGGCCCAGTGAAGACCCTGTGTTTGCTAACGAGAGTGAAAAGACACTGTGGAAAGAAACACCAGTGCCTAGCGGACCTGTGCCAGATTGGATTATAGAAGAGGCGAACGAAGATCTTGATAAATTAGCAGAAATACTAGAAAAACAAGATGTCAAAGTCAATCGTCCAAGTACTGCACTTAACTTTCAAGGATTAGGTGGCATGTATAACTATTGCCCTCGAGATAGATTTTTAATAGCAGGTAGAGAAATACTTAACCCAGCAATGATGTATCCATGTAGGCAAATGGAACAGTTGTGCTACAGAGATATGCTCAAAGACAATATTGTAAAAGATATGCCTTTACATCAAGGAATGGTATTGGACGCCGCTAACATATGTAGACTGGGCAATGACTGGGTGTATTTAGAATCAGATTCAGGAAATCAGCAGGCATATGAATGGCTTTGCGAGCAGTATCCAAATATTAATATTGAAAAAGTAAACTTCTACGCAGGTGTACACATTGATTCAACAATAGTTCCTCTTAGACCAGGACTTGCAATATGCAATAAACCAAGAGTAAAAAGCAAACGTTACTTGCCACCATGCATGAAGGACTGGGAAATTATTTGGGTCGACGATTGTGTTGCCAGTGTGTTTTACCAATATCCATATGCAAGTAAATGGATTGGACTTAACATGCTGGTTGTTAATCCTACCACAGTTATAATGGATACGGCACAATTAGAGCTAAGTAAAACACTAGAGAAAAAAGGTTTTACAGTTATACCTCACACCCTAAGACATTCACGTACACTTGGTGGAGGACATCACTGCGTAACACTTGATACCTGGAGAGAAAGTAGGCCACATGCTTAAAGAAGATGCAGTTGAAAAATTAGTACAAAAAGAAGTAAAACTACAAGTTGAAAGACAAGTAGATCAAGCAATCAACGATCCTGAATGGGTAATTGAACTAGAAAATAAGATTACTAAATTTGTACAAGATAGAATTGTAGCACGTTTTAGCAATATTAGTACTGTTCCTGATCTAGTTGAAACAGTCAGTTCCAGTGTTGGAAAAATGTTTGCGGATGGATTTGTTCCAAACATTGAACATATGGTAGACAACACTCTTTTGGTTCAAGCAGTTGACCAAGCAATTGAACGTCTTGTAAACAAAACAGTTGACCAATTGGTATTTGATCCAAACTGGATACAAAAAATTCACACACAGATTGCACGTGAGACTGGCGACAGAATACGTAAAGGACTTAAAGAAGAAAATGTACGTGGAATCCTGCGTGAAGTCGTGCTTGAAAATACCAGCCTCATACACGAAGATCTTAATAGAGAACTAGTGATTGAAAAAGGAATAGTGGTTGTAAAGAAACATTTAGCAAGTGAAACACTAAGCACCGACGGTGATGTTAATGTCGGAGGAGCCTTGGTTATAGATGGTGATCTTGCAGTGAAAGGACGTATAAGTTTAAGCAATCCTAGTTTTAAGGAACTAAGTGACACTATTGAAAAGAATGCTATAGATAAACTGAAAACTGAATTTATAGATGAGACTTCAAATACAATTAGAGAACAAATACAAGACGGACTAAATGTAAAAAATATATTGGTACGTGGTGAAAGTTTAGTTGATGACAATAAACTAAGCAGTGCAATTACAAAAACAGGTATACAAGAACTAGGCACACTTAAGAGCCTTACAGTCGGCTCAGAACTTAAAGTTGATAACAAACGTGTAGGAATCAACACAACTGCACCTCGCAGTGCTTTAAGTATCTGGGATAGTGAAATTGAAATTGACATCGGAAGGCGAAGTCAAAATACTGCACAAATTGGAACTAGTAAAGCACATGATCTTAGTTTTATAACTAACAACCAAGAGCAACTTACAATAGATAAAGACGGTTTGGTCAGTGTAGGCAAATTACGTGTTGGCAGAAATAGAATAAGCACTCATAGTGGCACACCAGGTTGGAGCGGAGCAAAAGGCGACGTAGTATTCAACTACAATTTTAAACCAGGCGAAGCATTTGCATGGATATGTCTGGGTGATTATCGTTGGCAAGAACTAAAGTCAGCATAATGGAAGTAGCATGGGTATTAAGTGAAGACTATGTTGATCCTATAGTCAAGTCAGAAACAATCAAAGACATAGGCACAACTTGGGGTTCATGGAAGACATGGCGTAGTTGGAGTACAGATAATGTACTGTGTGCTGACAATGTCAAAGCACAGGATTTAATTAAACGTGCATTTCACAGTGTGTGTAATTTTTATATCCCTCAACAGTCATATGCACTTCTCAATCGTCCGGCAGGTGTTAAAGTATTTGATGGTGACTTTCCAGATGATTTTTCTAAGCAAGAAGACGTTATTAGTATGCATCTATGCAGTCATAGTGAACTAGTATTATGCATGGGTTTTGATTTACAGGAAGTAACTGAAACAGAACCTAAAGCAAAGTTTCTTGCAAAAAGTTATCTTGCTGCCATACGTGGCGTAGTAAAAAACAATCCAAACACACAGTTTGTTTTTATTGATCATCCTAATGAATTAGACAAAAGTTTTGAAAATTTAGAAAATATCTCTTGCGATAGTTACGAAAATGTGTTACAATTACTTACGTAATTAGGAGATATATATGACTGCACGTGTCGGCTTTTGTTGCAAGTATCTACATCCAGATCAAACGCAAAAACCTAAACTACTAGAAGAAATACAACGTCCGCTTACAGAAAAGTGTACAACAGTCGCATGGCTTAATAGACAAACTGTTAACGAAGCAGAACAAAGACTGTATGACATTATGCAACACAACATGCAAAGTGCATACAATCTTGTTGAATATGTAGGTAACCTCAAGCCTGGCTTGCGTATGTGTCGGTTAGGCAGCAATCAATTGCCTATGTACACACAACCTGATTGGCGTTACTTTTGGCAACAACCAGATATACGTGAAAAACTAGCACAAGGTTATGCAAAGGTAGGTGAACTGGCAAGGCAACTAGGTGTACGTCTTAGTTTTCATCCAGGACAGTTTACAGTCCTTGCCAGTGACAATCCAGACATTGTAGAACGTAGTATAGAGGAGTTTGAATATCATGTTGACATTATCCGATGGATGGGCTTCGGCCGCCAATTCCAGGACTTTAAGTGCAACGTCCATATATCCGGTAGACAAGGTCCTGCCGGTATCAAAGCAGTGCTCGGAAGACTTTCTCCGGAGGCGAGAAATACTATTACAATTGAAAACGACGAGAACAAATGGGGTCTTGACGCAAGCCTCGAACTTGCCAAAGATGTTGCACTCGTTCTCGATATACACCACCACTGGGTTAATTCAGGTGAATACATTGAACCGACCGACGATAGATGTTCTCGCATAATTGATTCGTGGCGTGGTGTTCGACCTGCATTGCATTATTCAGTTTCGCGTGAAGACATACTAGTAGACCATGACCCTCATGTGCGTCCTGATATGAACTCACTGCTTGAACAAGGCTACAAGAAACAAAAACTACGTGCTCACAGTGACTTCTACTGGAACCATGCAGTAAACGAGTGGGCCGCTAGATTCAGCGAACAGTGGGATATACAATGTGAGAGCAAGTGCAAGAATCTTGCCAGTCATGAATTTTACAACAACTATGTGGAATAAAAATGAACGAAGAAATACAATATATTTTAACCAAAGAACACGGTAGACAGTTAGATACAGTAGAGTTAATAGCCAGTGAGAACTTTGCAAGTGAAGCAGTTATGAAACTTTGTGGCAGTGTGTTTACCAACAAGTATGCAGAAGGCTATCCGGGTAAACGTTACTACAACGGTTGTGAAAACATGGATCTAATTGAGCAACTGGCAATTGACAAACTATGTGAGTTGTACAACTGTGGTTTTGCAAACGTCCAGCCCCACTCAGGAGTAAATGCAAACACGGCAGTTTATCAAGCATTTATGAAACCAGGTGATGTGTTAATGGGTATGGATCTAGCCAGTGGTGGTCATTTATCACATGGAGCACCTCCTACACTAAGTGGTAAAGTTTACAACGCAGTAACATATGGTGTAGATGAACGTGGACTGTTAGACTATAATCGTATAGAAGGTTTAGCAAAATTAAACCGGCCCAAAGTGATTGTTGCTGGTGCTAGTGCCTATCCAAGACAAATAGACTGGAGTGCATTTAGACGAATTGCTGATAGTGTAGGAGCATTTCTTGTAGTAGATATGGCACACTACAGTGGATTGATAGCAGGTTGTGCATATGATTCACCTTTGCCTTATGCAGATGTAGTGACAAGTACAACACACAAAACACTACGAGGTCCTAGAGGCGGTATGATACTGTGGAACAATCCAGATTACACACGTAAAATTAATAGCAGTATTTTTCCTGGTACACAAGGTGGTCCATTGATGAATATCATTGCCGCAAAAGCACAATGTTATACAGAAGCACTACTTCCTAGTTTCGAACAGTATGCAGATCAAGTTGTAAAAAATGCTCAAGCAATGTGTTCAGTATTTGAACAAAAAGGCTTTCCTGTACAAACCGGAGGCACTGACAGTCATATTATACTGATGGATCTGAGTGCCAGTAAATACAGTGGCAGGCAGGCTGCAGACATATTAGAAGAAAATAAAATTACTGTAAACAAAAACGGAGTGCCAAATGACCCAAGAAACTTTGTAGAAACAAGTGGTATTAGAATTGGAACTGCCGCTGAAACCACACGTGGATTAGTAGAAGAAGATTTTAAGAAAATAGCACATAAAATATGTAATTTATTAGGATAAGAAACATGCGTAGATATATAGGAAGTTTTATATTTTTTGCATTAGGTGCATTCTTTTTAGCACATGATCTAATGCATGATATGAGTCACGGTGCTAAGTTTTTAGGACTTAGCGAAATGACCTACATGTGGATAGCAATGGGTGCGGTCCACCTATTAGTTAAACCATGCTATTGTAGGAATTGTAACAATGGATAAAGATTTTTTTAACGAACCACCAAAAGACAAAGTAGTGTATCCAACTGTAAAGTTATGGCACTTGTTTGCATTTTTTGCAATAGCACTACCATTAGCATATTATTTTAAATAGGAGACGACATGTATCAAGGAAACGGACATATTTGGCAAGGAAGATTCAACTGCGTAAGCGACTTCATGCACAGGTACAAGCCTGAAGGGACTATCAACGGCGGAAGACCAAGCCAAGAGTATAGAAGTGAAAGACGTAACACTGCTAGACTTAGTTATAGAATGGCTAAAAAAGCATTAAAGGCAGGTTTAGTTAAAAACTAGAATGTCACACTATTACGAAAAAAATGCATACACTGTTGAACAAATTGCAAAAATGCAATCAACAAATTCACCAACAATTGTAGTAGAAGATTTTATCTCTCAAGATGAGCTTGTTGAACTTAGAAGTATGATTGACACCATCGAATATCCTGAACATGGTAAAATTAGCAAGTATTCTGGCAGTGCCTACGAACACGAACCGCATGGTCCTCGAATAAAAGAACTATTACATACAAAGTTGCAAGACTATATAGGAAATTATCAGTTGGACTTTTTTGCATGGCAAGAAGCAATCATTCCTTGGAACATACATGCTGATCTTAGATGGTATGCAGATAAAATACCACATAAAGTTATCCTGATACCATTGGATGTAATTGATGAAACAGGCGAATGGGCTACCACTTATAGTCTTACGTTTAAACAAAGGAACTATCTTCGATCATTTGGAAAAAAATTTCAAGAAAAAAGTAAACTAGGAAATCATAAGCAGAAGTGGTTACGACCAATTGATCATCCAAACGTAGAAGGATGCATTGAGGGATATAGTATTGATAAAGAAACATGGCGTGAATATCTTAGCCATATACCGTATGAAAATATAGAAGGTTTAGAGATTGATAAAATTTATAAATGGAAACCGGGTAGTACAGTAATATGGGATGCCAATCAACTGCACTGTGCAGACAATTTCCTAGCACGTAATCTTAAAACCAAACGTAGTATGGTGATACACACCAATCAGTTTTAGACGATTCTTTTAGCACTGGAATTGATTGCAAATCTTCCAAACACTCTCACTGCATAATAACAAGCATACTTCTTCCATCCTGCAACTGCTGGTTCTGTTACATGCATGCCTTCTAAGAAGATTGCATCAGCAATCTTTCTATATGCTTCTCTTTCTTTTTTCGTTGCAGGTCCTTCTTCAGCGGCTGCTGACTCATTTACTGCCTTATACTGTGTGTTTATTTTTTCATACATGATATCATGTACTACTGCTGGTCTTGCAACGTCAAAAGGTGCAATAAATGCCCAGATAGCTCTTGGAACACTAGCCATATCAGTTACATACTCAACTGGTATAGTAATAACATAAGCATCAGTTTTGTTATGATTTCGTACCTTTACTCCACAGTGTCTCAGCATTTCTGCTTGGTCGTCGGTGAGTAGATCACTATGAAACTTTAGATCTTCTAATAGTGTCCAATTCCTCGGTGGATTAAACTGTGCTTTCATTAACGATTCAAAATGTGCCATTTTCGCTCCTTTGTGTTGACAGTGTATTTATTTGTTCCTAAACTTATAAAAAGGTTGACTTAATACTATTCTGTGTTATTATATATGTATAGTTAGAAACAAGGGGTAATAAATGGATATCGTACTACAGGTAATTGGTTTTATTGCAATAGCATATGTGTTGGTAAAGTTTTTTCCAGCAATACTAAGTGCAGTATTTAAGTTGAGTGTGATTGTAATAGCATTGATATTTGTATGTATTGCAGTAGGTGTTTATATGAGTGATTGGACTTGGAGTGCAAATTATGTTTAAAAAATTAGCCATTCTAGGCGTAGCAACTGCCTTAATAAGTTGTGGTACAACCAACAGAGCTTTAGCAAATGATATTTTTACACAGGCTCCAAAGATAGACTATAATCAAATTTTCACAGAAACAACCATTGTAATGGGTGTTTTAAACCTTTTAAAAGAAAAGCCATATGTTGCTCCAGTAAATAAGACTCCAAAGTTTTATGATCATAAACAGAATGATGCCAGGCTTGATAATGTAATCAATGGGTTTCCGCATAGAGCATTTAACGTAACTATTGCTAGACCAACTTTCCCAAACAGAAACAGACGCACGTATATGAATATACAGTTTGTGGTACGTTGGAACCAACAGTACATAAGCGAACTATACAATGCAGTGGCTGCCAGTAGTAATCCAGGTGGTAAAGGCTTTGCAAAGTTTATAAACACAAAACATTGGACCACACCTGGCTACGACGTTCAACTTGATATGACCAGTTCAAATAAACTAATGAGAGGCTTGTACAGAGCAGGACCACAACTGCAAGTCGTCGTTGGAAATAGAAGCCTAGGTTGCTTTGACTTGCCAGAACTAAGCGGACTTACACAGGGTTCAAGAATGGCTAAAAATAAAATGGTACAACCAAATGGCAACGGCACAATTATCAATGGCTGGTTAGAGATACAAAGTCATATAGAACTAGAAATTACAAGAGCTGATGCACATAATATACACAATGCTAGAATACATGTTGTGAATATTAATCAGTGTAGATAGAATCCCCTAGAGTCGGCCCTTACATACTTAAATGATAGAAGGGTCGGCTATCAACTTCTTGTCGTTGGCACAACTGATATTTGAGGATATGGTAATCGAATATCTTTTACGGAAGTTATATAAACAGTGTCAGCGGCTAGTCTCATACCAGTTTTAATGAGTTCATCAGCATCCTTGAAATATACCGTTTTATTTTTTGGCAAATCAATATATAATACACCTTCATCTTTTTTCTTTGACATATAGTAATTAAAACTTGCCTTAGAATATTCTTGTTTTGCTTTGCCAACGTCACCACTTACCAAGGCACTGATTATTGGTTTCACATCTAATCCATTAAAGATTAAGCTAATCACCTTTTCAACTTTATTGATAAAAGTTTGCTTATCTTCAGCTTCGTTATATATCTTAACTAAGCTGTTTATGTTTATACCACTCTGAGGTATTTTCCAACCTAAGTCTAAGGTGTACTGTGTTAGGTCGTTTGCGGCTGCTTCAAATCCAGGACCTGGACGTACATCTTGATCGGTAAATCTACCTGCACCTCCGTCGGTTGTTTTGACTTCGATATCTCTTCCGTCAATGTCTAAGTCCCCTTTGCCTTGTTGCTTATTGATTGATTTACTAAGCACACTTAGGCCAAACTCGCCTTTACCTTGTCCTAATGCGTCAATCCGCATAACATCATCGACTAGTTCTTTAATTGCAGGATTAGTATTGTACCCTCTAAAAATATCAGCAAATGTAGCAGGTTTACTGGTGTCAAGTAACCGACCGCGATCTACAATCTTATCTTCTCTCCAAGCATTAAATAATCCGTCTCTTTGAGCTGGTGTCATTTCCATACTCATTAAATATCGTGCTAATTGTTTTTGTGCTGCATCTACTGTTGGATCATTGATTGATTTAAGCTCACCATTGATAATACCGATACGTCCGCCTGCATTGACATACTTGAGTAGATCCTCAATCTCAGCAAGGGCTTTCTGTGTTGCATTATCTGCAGGAAGTTCTTTTATCTTTGCCGCAATAACAGATTTCATACTTTCAAAGTCAGCATCTTCACGTAAAATTTCTTTTATTAACATGTCATGGTCCTAGTTTCTTATGACTGTATTTATTGTAGATAACAGCTATTATAACATAATAGAACCGGTGCCTAAATACTATACTGGCTTAAACAACAGTCAGTAGAAAAGGAGGTATCATGGATATCTTAGCAAAAATAAAAGGATGGGCAAATGCACTAACGGAGGTAGCAGTTTCGCTCCTCGCATTAGGCATTGTACTTGAAGTTCTTGTGAACGGAAAAGGTGTTCCATTCTGGCCTGATATTGCAATCATTGCAAATGTACAAAACATTATAGCAGGCTTTTCAGCACAAGGACTAGTAGGCCTTGTTGCTATATGGGTACTATATCATATATACAAATCAAAATAACAATATAATATAGCTACTCACACATTAGGTGTAGACAAACTTTTCTGACGATTGTTTTCTACACCTTTTTTATGCTTGTTTGAGAAAGAGTCCTAAACGTTTTTCGGGCACACAGTATATGTCAGCAACGGCTCTACCAGGGTATTCACTCTGAGCTTTTGCAATCAAACTGGTATTATTAGCACGTACAAACTGTACACACTGGTTGGGTTGCATAAACTTTGGCTCTTGTATAATATACAAGTCTTCACCAAGGTCGGCAGTTGCCATCATTACTAATACTATTAAAAACGTTTTCATAATTGTACTTAACTTAAAAAGTCATTTTCTTCATCAGTGTAGGGCCACATTATATTGCAGCCGGTAGACTTGATAAGAATACTAATCCTAGTATTGAAATTAATGTTGCTACGCCAGTTGCGCCTTTAACAAAATTTACCATTTATTTTCCTCCCTTGTTTCATAATACAACTCCATGGTTGCTAATTCTCTATCTGCTCTTGCTTGTCCAATATGGATGCAAAAATTGCTTATTGCTCTAAGTATACTCATTAGAACTGACCTCTTTCTAATTGATCTCGTGTTAATCCAATATCTTTAAGTTCTCTATCACTGAGATATGCAAGTGCTTGTCTAGTTCTGTTTTCGATCATACGTTGTTTAATCTTACCAGTTGCTATTGCATAACCTGTAATTAGTGTTCTAAGTACTGATTCCATTGAACTCATTGTATTCATTACTAACGCAGTCATTTTATAATCCTAACTTTCCCATTGTTGTGTGTAATCGTCTCATACGATACTCTAAATCACATAAGTCTGCACTCTGTGACAGATACTTCTCTTGTGGTGATCTTGTGTCAAACATCTTACGAAACATTGCCACAAGGTTTTTAGATAGCTTTTTTGCCATTTTTTTCTCCTAGTTAATGTTATATGCTTGAGGGGAGCAATACCGCGGTCTGGTTCCCGCCGCCACTTGGTCTTTCCCAGGTGCCTTGTAACAGTTTCTTGCTACATTTTTATTTATACAAGGCAAAAATCAAAAACCAAGTTTTTTGGCTATTTAAGAGCCGTTTTTTGTAAAAACAGTCTTGCTTTTTTAGCACTAATCGACTTGATTTAATTTTATTACACTATATCTAGCATGAATGCAATTTTATTATTCTTTTTATATAAAAAGGTTGACAATAGTGTAGACTGTGTTAATATGTATATACAGTTAGAAAATAGGAGAACTGCTTATGTATATGTTAAAATGTTTAGTATCGCTTAAAAGTTGTGTCGTACGTGACGTTGTTTGTAATCCAAACAGTACTGTTCCAATGTCTTTTGCCACAAAAGATTCTGCAACAAAATATGCTGAGGAGCATGTGCTAAACAAGCCGTTAGCAAATATTGCCAATGCAAATAAAGTATTTGGGTTTCAACCTGTACCTTATAATGCAAAACCTAACTTTGAACTAGTTGCTTAACTAGTTCTTACCTAAAGTAATAAAAAGGTTGACAATATCGTAGACTGTGTTATGCTGTATGTACAGTTAGAAAATAGGAGAACATTACATGACGCTTAGAGAAAAAATTGTAGAAGAAGCCCTTTGTACAATGTCAGTTGAAAAAGCATATATTCAAATTGGTTATATGTTAGCAAAAACACCAGCCAATGGTGAAGAGATTACTGTGCCAGAAATTATTAAAATTGTAAAAAACATTCATAACCAAAAGTAATAAAAAGGTTGACAAAGAGTAATAGTGTGTTATACTGTATGTACAGTTAGAAAATAGGAGAAGTAAATGGCATATGTAAGTCAAGAAACAAAAGCAAAGTTAAGCCCAACAATCAAAGCAATTCTTAAGAAGTATAAGATGAAGGGCACTATTGCAGTAAAGCATCACTTTAGTTTAGTAGTTAATCTACAAAGTGGTCCAATTGATTTTGATCATAATGATTTTACCAGTGTTAACGTTTACCATATTGATGCTCATTACACAGGTGTTGCTAAAGCATTCTTAACAGAATTACTAGCCGCTATGAAAGGTCCAGATTGGTTTGATAAGTCTGATATCCAAAGCGATTATTTTCATGTAAGTCATTATACAGATATCAATGTTGGTAAATGGAACAAGCCGTATGTACAGGTGGCTGCATAATGTATAACATGAAACTAAAAGGTGCAACCACTGTACTCAACAAAGAACGTGTGTTCCTAGGATTAACAATGAAAGAATTGTTGATCTTTATTCAACGTAATCCGTATGCTTTTCCAGACAGAACAATACAAGCATACAAAGTTTATAACCAGGGGGCAGCATAATGTCTTTAGCAGAAGTTTTATTTTTAATTGCTATAAAAGCTAGCGACAGTGTTATTGCATTGCCGTACATTTTTACATAAAGGGGAATACTATGGAATATGTAATTTTAATTGGAGCAACTGTTGTTGCTGCCGTGTATGCAAGTGGAGCAGTAATCATATGATGAACGAAATTGTGTTGGAAATCAATGAGCTTGAAGAAGCTGTTGACAAACTAAAACTAGTTGATGCTCCTGAAGCTTTTGTAGCAATTAGAACAATTGATGTTATGATTGAACGTAAAAGATCACAGCTAGAAGCATTTGAAAGAACTGCCAATGAAAATTGATGTATATCTAAAATGGATAGCAACTGGTACACTTATTGTTGGTTCATTTGTTAACAGTGCCTTTCCTGAATTATTTCCTGTTGGTCCGATAATACTTGCCGTTGGCGGCTTAATTTGGTTAGTAGTAAGTTGTTTATGGCGAGAATGGAGTCTAATCATTACGAACAGTGTAATGAGTGCAGTCGGCTTGCTTGGGCTTGCCTATTATTATTTGTCCTAAACGGTTTGAAGTTATCTTATTTTAGTGTATAATAAACGAAAATAAATAGGTATACAATGGAAATTTTTATTATATTTTTAGCAGTGATAGTAGGCTATTTTGTATATGAATACTATGCATACAAAAGAGAAATGAAAATAAAAGCAGCTTTGTCTCACTTTATGGAACGTATAGTAATTTGTATAGTAGAAGAACGTGACGGTCAGTTTTACTTGTATCACGAAATTACAAAGCAGTTCTTAGCACAAGGAAAAACTGCACAGGAAGTTTACAACAATCTTCCAAAAGACAATAGGTTTTACCTGAGCATGGATGGACACAGAGAAATACAAGAAGAGTTAAAAGAAATAGAGTGTATGCGATTAAAGTCTACCTAAGTAGGCCAAAGAAATCAGGGTTAGCAACAAAAGACGGTTACTTTATGGAAACTGTCTTGCAAAAGAACTATTATCTAATGCGGGACCTAGAAGATAGTGTGGTTCATGTGTACACAAGAAAAGAAAAAGCCCAAAGCATGGTTGATTATTTACAGGAACAAAATCCTAAAATGCTAATACAACTAACAGAAGATATACCGGCTCCTGCACTGGCAAGAGCATTGAAGAAGAAAGCAGATGAAAAAGCAAACGAAACCAATGAACCCAATAGCACGAGTGGTTAGAACAATCAAGCCCGCCGTTGTTGCGAGTAAAAAGGGCAAAGGTTCATATAACAGAAAGAAACAAACAATAAAATGAGCACAGGTATAATATTAGGCTTAGGTTTGCTATCAATAGTGATAGCATTCTATATTACACTTAACTTGCCTTATTGGTTATCAATCACACACACCAGGAGACAACCTATGATGAAGTTTATAAAGAAGTTTCACGATCCAAACTATGTTATTATCACACCATGTGTAATGTTATATGCCTATGGTGCTTATGTGTTTATCATGGATGTATTTGCTTGATGGATATCGCGATTAACATAGCAAGTGGCATTGGCTTGTGTTTGTTTTGTGGTGTACTGTATTCTTTTTTATATGATTGGTACAAGGATAGAGAATGGAGACGAAACAACCCAGATGAGCATGACATTATAAGTAGAAAGATAAAAGATGACTTCACCAAATGATTTTATTATAGAGTACAAACTGATTGTTAGGCAAACCAATCAAACAAGATTGCAAATTGTTGAAGTGAACGAAGATCGCGATTATCTAGAGGCCAAAGCAAAAAAACTTGAAGCAGAAAATCCAACGTGGCAAGTGTTTGTTGTAAGAGAAAATTATAACGTTAGTTAGAAAGCAGTAGTGATGGAAAGACATATGGAATATATGAAAAGACGTCTCAGAGAAGAGGCAGAAAAGTGCAAGATAAAAGATGTATTAATGAATCCTCTCGAAGCGAGCAAAAGGATTGTAGCATTAGAAAAAAGATTAGATGAACTCGAAGGAGCCTTAATTGCAGAAAGAACACGTGAAGTTAAACCTGACTGATCGAATAATGATATTCATCACTGCGATGTTTATGTTTATCCATGTAAAACAGTTGTTGGCAAGTGGGCAAGCATTCATGCTGAATGCATTGTTAGGCATATGGATTTCAATGAGTATATTTGATATGTATGGCCGTTGGAGAAGAAAACAACAGTGATTGAACTAGCATCACCTTGTGTAAACATATGCAAGGTAGAGGATGACATATGTATAGGTTGTGGTCGTACATTGGAAGAAATTGCAAACTGGACCTCAATGACAAATGAAGAAAGAAAAAGTATTAATGAGAGATTTTTTAAACAAAAACCCTAATCCTGTAGAACAGGGTCTTGGCAAGCCATTGAATCAATACTTGCATAAAGATCTAATTTTTGATACCGGTGATACCAATGTAAAGTTTAACATTGAAATAGTTGAAGATATCATTGAGAACCAAACGTATGACACTGTAGACTATACCACGAGATCCAATGTGTATACAGATGTGGGTTTTGTAGGTGAAGCAATGAATAACAGTGTTTGGTATCCTACACTGGAACAGACTGTAGAGATATTTGGTGAAGCAACCATAGTGGACACTTTTGGATTTCGTTTAGACACTGTGGTAGGAGCAATAAAATCTAGACTTCCCGGCACAGGGTCGCCATTACACATAGATCGTTATCATAAGATTGCAAGTGTAACCGATCGTATTGGTAGATGGGTAGTGCATCTACAGGATTGGAATTGGGGAGAGTTCTGTCAATGTGATAATAGAATCATGGCAGGTTGGAGTGCAGGAGATGCATATCAAATACCAAACGGTGTGCCGCATCTAGCAGTAAACTATGGTATACGCAATAGGAATTTTTTTAGTGTAACAGGTGAATTGCAATGAACGCCTATCTAATAATATACAGCGAACGTAAGGATCAATGTTGCCCGCCTAGCAGTTACAGGCAGGTTAACGAACGTGTGATACTTGCTGAAAATGAACCATTGGCAGTAGCACAATTACATGGTGAAGGTATTGAAATCAAATCTATTACAAAGACCAACTAGGCTTTACTTTGCCTATGGGGCAAACATGGCACTTGAATCAATGAAGTGGCGTTGTCCACAGGCAGTACCAATAGCACCCTTATACTTACGAGATTGGCGTTTGGTATTTTGTCAACACGCAACAATAGAGCCAGCTAAAGGATCAGTAGTTCCAGGATGCTTGTGGAATATCACACACGAATGTGAACAAAACCTAGATGCATTTGAAGGCTTTCCGCATTACTATACTAAAATGTGGCTAGAACAAGATGGCGATTCATTTATGGCATATGATATGAATCCACCGTTGAGTTATTCAGCACCAGCACCAAGTTATGTAGATCAACTACAAGAGGGCTACTACGATTGGCAACTTAACAACGAATATTTAGACGAAGCACTGTATCATGGAATTGGTTGAAGAATACACACGAGTAATTAAGATTGAAGAAGGTTACCCGTATGCAAAAACCTTATACTTACCCACTGGTGAAATTGATGCAGTTGTAGATTGGTGTAAGCAAGAACTATCACCAGGGTGGAAGTGGCAAATACTCACATCAAGCAGTACCGATACGCCAGGTGTGTATTCTTTCTTTTTCATAGAAGATTGTGATTTTTTTGCTTTTTTATTAAAATATGGTTGACATGTACAAGTTTCTAGTCTATACTGAGTATAACAGTTAGAAAATAGGAGAAGTATATGGGAATGTCAAGTTATGTTTTAGACTTAGAAGATAAGTTTTTAGACACAGTTGCAGACGCAGTAAAACAATCAGAAAACGTCAGTGAGGCACTAGAAATTGCATTGTCAAATTCTAGTATGGTCCCACAGTATAGTGCTAGTGATATTGATGATCTAGTGTGTGAATATTGGAATGAGTTTTGGAGTAAATATGCTTAGAGCAGATTCAAAACTTTGGGTGCCAGTGAGCACAAAATATAATGGCTTTGCTTTTGAACCAACTAAAGGATGGTTAACGAATGCCAACGCCAAAGCATCAGCAGAGCATAGTAGACACACTAACAAAGAAAAGTCCACTGTATCTCGAAACACTGAAACCACAGTTGATGTATGTTAAACAACAGAACTATGGTGTACGTAAACTGTGGAATAGATTAAGTGAAAAAAAATAGGTTGACATCTACCTTAAAGGTGTTATAATAAAGAGGTAAACTTAACTGTTTACATTAACCAAAGTGAGTTAATTCTCACACAACAATAGGAGACTTAAATGTCCAAACTAGAACTAAGGCCAAATCTGGCCGCACGAAACGCGAATCCATTTAGGGTTAGCAACTTTGAAAACGCAGTTGAAAAATTTCAAGCAAAAAAACTGTATGAAGATCTTGATACTCGAATCGAGCCAGTCAAGAAAACTCCCGAAAAAGAAAAAGTTAACAATGCCATTAATGCATTAAAAGCAAGAATAGGTGATGTCACCTATACTGCAGATGATTTTGGTAGACTAGAATTAGTTGAATTCTCACTGTTGGATATCAATATTGATAACCAAAGAGATGTAGACTGGGATCATGTGGCACATATTATTACCACTTTTGATCCTCGAGCAGTTCAGGTTGTTAATACAATTAAATTACCTAACGGTAGATACAGTATACCAGAAGGTATGCATACTGCGGTTGCACTGTATATACTAATGATACAAGGACTTATTCCTGCAGATTATAGAGTAATGTGTAAGGTTGTAGATGCTCTTGTAACAGTGCCTGGCAGTGATATCAAAGGCGAAGCATTTGGTAACTGGTTATTTAGAATAATCAACTACAAAGGCAGAAAAGCAGTTGAGCCTTACTTCATGCATAAGAGCAGAGTAAGTGGTGTTAGAAACTACAGCAGTAATTTAGTTGAAGATCTACATGCTGAAAAGATACAGTCCGTAGTAGAAAACAACAATATGTACTGTCGTCCTGCAATCGAAGCCAGAGGTAGCGGAGCAAAGCCCGGAATGGTAACACACATTGCTGGTCTAAATACTATTGCTGGTTTGGAAAATGATGATTTTGATGAAAGCATTAAAGATTTAGAGTTTGCTTTATCATTACACGATAGACATTTTCCAAATGAAAAAGGCGTAGATGGTGGTTGGATACTTACAATGGGTAGATATCATGCTCATGCTCGTAAGGATAAGATTACCGTTACAAGAGAGTGGCAGGATGCACTTATGAAGTTCTTCAAAGAAAAGTATGCATCACCAACTAAGTTTCATAAAGATTGCAAACGTAGACTAGATCAATTTAATAAGACAAACAATATACCAGGTGGCTGGAACAACAGTTGTTTGGTAAGTGTTTTGATATTAGATTTCTATACCTGGTGTGAAGAAAACAATGAGAACTTTCCACCGCTAGGCGGAAACACAACCAGTAGGTTTGCAGGTATATAATATGAGATACTTGTACGTATGGTCAAACCACATAGGTAAAACCTGTTTTGGAATTACATCAAATGTGGATAACAGACGTAGAAAATATGAAGGTCATTGCGGACATGAAGTCCGCTTTGACCATCTCTACAGTGGACCAGCAAATCATATTGAAGACTTAGAAGATAGAATTAAAAGTGAATTTCATGATTATCTATTTGCCACCACAAGTGGAAAGTACGAATGGATAAACGAAGAAATAAAGACCAGTCAAATAATAGACTGGCTCAATTGGGAAATTGAAAACACCTACAACAATCAAATAACCGCAACTTCTTTATAAAGTGCCTTTGGCTCTCATCTCTGCACGTATTTTTGTAGCACTGATTGATTCAACACTCTTGCCCAAGTCGTGCTCAGTAAAGGTATAACCTACACCTCTACCATAACTTATATCTACAATATTTGGAACAGGTTGTATAATGTATTCAACACCACGTTTGAATCCTGCTTGTTCCAAACCTATTTCAATTTGTGACTCTGCTTCTTTTTGGCTAAATGGATTGTCCTGTTGTACGTTGGTTCGTCCTGCACCTGCATCTCTGCCCACAATGCCTCCTACATCACGTACCATAATGCATACTTGTCCAGTTTCAGCAAGTGCTCTACGAAACAATTCAGTGTGTCCGTCATGCCATGGTTGCCATCTGCCTAGCATTTGTGTAGTTGGTTTTTGTGAGTCAAACATTTTTCTTTCTTTCCATATAATTCTGGACAACTTCCATCAATTGATGTGGTGTGTCGGTAAACCATTCTTTGACATGATAGTCAAAATTTGCTGGCTTTTCAAACATCTTATTTGTGTCTTCAAACCTGCCCTCTTCGATCGTGTCCATCCACACTGTGTAGTCTGGGTCAAATTCTAAACGTGCTGCCTCTGTAGGACATACAAAATCAGCTATTGCAGTTTTGCCTGCTCTTACAACACCATCACTGAGATACTTCATACGCAGTGCCTGACGCATACGTCCTTCAGGTGTAAAGTCCCAATCATCGTAGTGTTGTCTAACTTGGTCTGCATTTATCCAAATGCCGTTTATTAGTTCAGCAAAAGGTTCTGACAGTGTGCTCTTGCCTGAGCCTGGTAATCCAAATATTAGTATTTTCATATTATCTCTTATAAAGTAAACGTGTTGTTCTTGTTTGCATTGGCTAAAAGTTCTCTAGTATGCTCACTTTTCAAACCGGTGATTTGTACTGCTGGTCTTGGATGGTTGCTTGTATTTGCAGTACTGTGTGGAACATTCATCCAATCAAAAGTATGCACTTCTCCAGCACGCCAATGTGAATAAATCAAGTTGCCATAACTGTAGTACTGCCCTGGTTCCCAATCACGTAGCATGATTGTCATTCTTACAATCTGTTCTGGGTCTTCAGGATGTCTTTCCCAAAGTTTATCAATATGCCTGTTGAACATTTGTCCTGTTTTTTGTACGTGTGCTCTAGCATATCTTTTATCTTTGTTGCCATTAGGAATTACGCCCAGGTACTCAATCATACGTGATATTGTTGGGTATTCCTCTAGTTCGTCGCTTACATCAGTTAGTTCTAATTCTTCTGCATTTCCGCCACCTTGTTCAATGTCATAGTTTTCTTCGGGTAGCATAGGTGATTTATATGTTCCACCTTTCAAATGTTTACGTGTGCCCCAATTGATTGGGTGTGTTGTGTGTATTAATTTATCTGTTTCATGTGACCAATCGGCACCAGCGAATCTGCCCAATATACTGTACCAGTCACCAACTTTTTCTTCTTTGTTTATATCAAAATGGTAGTTACTGTGTGCAACTGCCCATTCCCAACTGCTCTTATATTCTTGTGTCATAGTAAGTACATCCATATTAACATTGGTATAATAATTGCAAACTGTGGTAAGAAGTTTAAAATTATTGCCCGTTCATTCCATTTGTATCCAACATAACACCATCCACATGCACCTATCATTTGTAGTATGCTATTCCAAGGAGTTATGCCTGCGACATGCAGTACCATTGCACAAAGAATGATAACTGCACTCGCATATTTAACGTAGAATATCATCAGGTGTTATCTTCGCCACTCTGCGTAAAGTCTTCCGTATAAGTCTTCATCAATAAAATCTATAGTCCATCCAAACATCCTAGCAAACCTATGATGCTCATCAATACTCCAAGGATAGTAAGGTACTAGGTTTACCATTTCATGTTTGTGATCTCTAACTGCCATATTGGATCTCCAGTATATTCTTGCACTTGGTTTGAGAATACTACCAACTTTGGCTATTTGTCTTGTGATGTCGTTTTCGTCTCCGTACTGTATTACGCCAAGGCATATTGCTACGTCAAACAGTTGATCCGGTTCATACTCATCAAGGTCAACACATATATCAGCAGCTGGGTTTACTATATCAATACCAGTTAAATGCTTTATATGTGGTTTAAATTCGTTGTTACCGCAACCCACGTCAATAACAGTTTCGTGGGTTGCGATTTTACTTGCAATAGTCTCACATGAGGAATATCTGTAGGTACTGGTTCTACTTGTCCAATGCTTGCCAAAATATTCTTTTACTATTGCTTTAGTGTTCATTTTTTATTCTGCCGCTACTACTTGTGCGTCATCTGCTTTGGTTGCTTTACTGATTATTACTGATAATGCCGCACTACCAAAGATAGTTAGACATGTACCAAGCATGGTCAATTCAGCACCACCGCCCATTACTTTTCCATAAAAGAAAGTTGGAAAGCCGACTACAAATGCAACTACAATACCCCAGAACATACCTTTTTCATTTATAAGGTTTGGCTTCCAGATATGTAACATTACAGGCCACCATACAGTTGCTCTCATAACTCCAAAGAACAAAAAGATAGTTAACATTGTAATACCAGGATAGTTAGCGATTGCCAAAGCACCAATTGCTAGTGCAATCATACCCCAACGACCCCATTTGATATCTGATTCATTTGTTGTCTTTTCGTTTACTCTACTTTGTACATCATTGGATACCAAAGCACTTGCACTGTTTAAGTGAGAGTCAAGCACCGCAATAAGTCCTGCTAATAGCATAAACACAAGAATTAACACTGTCCAACTTGGTAACACACTTGCTACTGAAATAATAGTAGTCATACCAACCATTGATTTTGGTATTTCTAATCCACTACCTGCGGCTGCAAATCCTAATGTACCAATCATGATAGGAACGAAAATAAACAAACATGCTCCGCCTATAAATGCTGGAATGATACTGTTTGGTTTGATAGCAAAAGCTCTTTGATAAAAGCCGTTGTCGCCCCAAGGAGCACCCATGTGTCCTAGTGTTGTACTAATACCAACTGCCATAAACACACCAACAACAAATTCATTGTGGAATATTCCATCGCCCATACCTGTTATACCACCAAGTCCTTCTGCTACTGCACCAGCGGTGACTCCACCTGTTGCTGACCATACCCACGGCACAACAAAAATAATTCCTAACCATAGTACACTAATCTTAAAGATTTCAGTGACAACACTTGCTTTTAAACCACCACGCCATGCATACGTTAATGCTATTGCGGCTAGTGCAAATGTTACAAAGTGATAGTTGATACCAGTTAATGTCATAACTGCTTTAGATCCTGCTAGTGCGTTTAGTGCGAATGCACAAGTTGCTAACATCCATAGTTCAATTAAAAAGATACTTTGCACTCTTTTTCCAAACTTTTCTCTAATGTATCCTGCTAACGTGAATCCATCTGGCTTCATTGACCTTAATTTCTTAACAAAGAAACTAAACAGAATCAGTGTTAGGAAGTTGCCCAAACAAAACCAAAACAATCCAGCAACACCATTTAGGTATGCCATCTGTGATGAGATAAACATTGATGGTGCCCAAGCCCATGCGGCTCCGACACTACTTGCTCCTGCGAATCCACCAATTTCACGCCTTGCGACTAAGAAACTAGTTTTATCAGCTGTGTATCCTCTTACAAAGTATGTAGTAAGAGCAAACACAACAGACGCATATAGCGCCAAAAGTCCCCAACCTGCTGACGGGTCAAACAGTGGGAAAAGTGTTGTTAAGTCCATTTTTTACTCCTTAATGTAACTTACTATTGATGCCACTGCTGGATCAACACTATCATCATGTTTTCCTGATAATATGTCTTTCATAACAGTGACGCTACTTTGTGCTTTTCGTTGTTCTGCAGATATCTTTGCAAACAAAGGTTTATCACAGATGTCAAAACCCAATTGTTTTACTAGCATTAGTAAACTTTCAGGTCTTGCAAAAAGCAACTCATCTATCGAAACATCGATAAATTTCCTATCATTGACATAGTAGTAATGTCTTTGATTTAATTCTTGTACAAATGCATCTGCTAGTTCGTCATCGCTTGAAATATTCAAGCTCGAATACCAACGTTGCTTTGTTAATTTTGTACTGGCATTTAGCCAACTGATGCCTGCGTCCATAATGGTGTCACGTGATACCACTATGAGCCTATCATCATTGTTCATTTGGTCTAGTGTTTGTTCTATACATTGACCAATAGTGTTGTGTTTATCAACAGGCCAGCCTGCCCATATTTTGTAACCCCAATCAGGAAACTGTTGGTTGGATAAAAACTCTGTGACTGATGCCATGTTTTCAACCTTGCAATAACTGGCGTGTGCATGAGCACTGCCATCTGATTGTAGTGGATTGTCAACCACTGCTGGCGAAAACTTTTTACGTTGTGTATTGAATCTTTCAATTATCCAGGCGATGTAACTTCCGTAAGCACCGGGAACATAGAATATTACAATATTCTTATCCATCGTTGTGTATCCTGTTGTACCATTCAGTACCTTCTACACTGGTTGCAGCCAATTGTCTAGTAATCTCTCTGTCCAAATCAGTTTCTGTTACTGCGTTTACATACTTTGCATTGGCATTGTCTTTGAGTATTTCATCGATAATAGGAGCGTCATATGCAATAGGAAAGTCCAGTTGTTTACTGAGTTTCTTCAAGTATTTCTGCTTGTATAAACAGAGTAACTCATGACTGATAAAGTCTGGATCATACTTTTCCAGTGTCTCAACTGCATCCATCATATGAGGCAATGTCACGGCTCTACGCAGTCTTTTTTGTTGTGCTTCTAATATATTGATATCTCTGCCAATGATTGCGACTTGCACTGTCCATCCTGCACGTTCTGCGCCTGCAATAAACTCTTCAAAGGGAGGATTCTGTGTGTTACCGTTTTGTACATATGGCACACTGTTACTGACCACTGCATACTGGTAATCACCAAAGTCTGCTCTATCCCATTCAGTAGGGTCTACCCAGTACTTGTTGAATGGCTCTTGGTCATGCACAATCCAATATGTTTCGTTCAGTGCCTTCCACCCATACACTTCAGGATGTACAGCCAATACTTTACTGAATAGGTGATTGCCACTTCCTTGTGGGCCAGTAATCAGTAGAAGTTTTTTCATGGAAGATCCTTTCATAGGTCGACAATGTCACACAGACTGTGCAGTTAAATTTTAGGGGAATACAAGCGAACTCTTTTACATTCAGGCGTTGCTTGTAAGTGTGTTGCTTTTACTTAGTACGCCATACAAAGTACAGTCGATTTTTATGTGTATCAGTACGTAGGTCAAGTATGTCTACGTTGAGTTGATCTGCACAGTTTACAATAAAGTTAGCGTCCCAAGGGTAAAAGTGTATCCAGTTTGATTCATCTTTTACGTGCGGTAAGCCTGGATTGGCACGGAAGAACAGCACTGCACCTGGATTGCATAAATTCACTGCATGTTCTAGTTCTGCAAATATTTTTGAAGTTGATCCGAAGTTAATTGAACCAAGTGCAATCATTGCATCAAAACGTTCTTGTGGATGATAGTCAAGCATCTTTACACAAATATCTGCAGCATCATTGAATGGATCAATGCCTATTAGATTTGGTATTTTGCCTTTGAATTCATTGTACCCACATCCAATGTCCAATACCTTACGTGGTTTAAGTTTGTTTATTTCATCAATGATAGCAGGGCCACTATACTTGTATTTCTTTATTTCACTCTGCCACACATGCCTAAAGTAACCATCCAGTACCTTGTCATCAATGCGTTCTACTAGTTCGCCAATGGTGTTGAATTCCACATCATCTACATCTACTGCAAACGTACCACGTATTGCTTGACGCATTGTTTCTGGATTGCGTATCAATTGTGGTGAAACGTGTATCATCTGTTCCAGTTTGTGTAGTATTTTATGGTTCATTTTAATAACCTTTGTTTTTCTTCGTTTGTGTGTAAGTTTAGCCACATATCATTATGTGTTAAGTTAAGAATATTAGTATTAGTATCAAAAGCGTCTAGTAGTGCTTGTCCTTTGGTTCTAACAATATCTTGTAATAGTACGGTATGCGTAGCATGTTCAGCTATTTCAAGGACTTCATGGAATACGTTGACACCATTATATTTTGCATTGTATTGTTTGACGGGCAGTTTTCCTGGACCATATATCCAGGCGTTTTTATTCTTAGCAAGCATCATATGTGTGTCGTAATCTGTATAGATTAGAATTTTCTTATCATAATTTCCTTCCTGTAATTGGTGTACAGTTGGATTCCATTGATAGAACAGTTTATGACTATAAGCGGATTTGCTGGTCAGGTTATTATTAGGTGGTACTTCTGATCGTTTCCATTTCTTGCGATCTTTACTTACTGCCCATTGTCTTCTATATACATTATCTTTGGTGATTTCTGGTCTGGTTCTGTCTTCTATTACACGTTCAACTATATTTTGCCAGCTGGGATTTGCTAAAAGTTCCTGTTGTATCTCAATATCTAAATCCTCAGTTGACGTAGGCAAACTATAATGTGCAGGCCAACTGTCGCCTCTTATGTCGTTATAGGCATTTAGATTGTAAATTGGTGTATAAAACTCTTCATCGGTCCGAAAGTCACAATTGTATTCAGTCGCTAATAGAATATGCCATAGTGCAAAAAAACCACCACTACCACCAAAGTAACTAAAATGAGTCTTATACATGGTGCTTTTGTGTCCATTCTTTGTTTAAATCTCTTATGTGCTTAAACCAATTTTGATTAATATTGTGTGTGTCTAGTGTTGCAATAATAAAGTCTAAATCTTTAGGCAAACACTTTCCGCCAAATCCTCTTGTACCATCATGTCCAGGCACATCTAAATATGTTTGGTCATGTTGTACTTTTAAAAATGCATTTTTTACTCTATCATAGTCTGCGTCTACACTTTCTGCTAGGTCATAAAATACATTTGCAAATGCAATTTTTACTACGTTTAAATTATTTTGATACATTTTAACTAGTTCTGCTTCTTTGGTAGTACAAGTGTATATGTGTTCTGCAAGTAACCATTCCGGCAAAGAAATATCATCACATCCTACTACCAATGGCCTTTTTGTACAATCTGTTTCCCAATATCTTTCACGTAAGAATTCAGGAATATAAATTATATCACCAACTAATTTTTGTATCTGTTCGCAAGTGCCCAATGGTAATGTACTACGGATGACAATCTGTACATTAGGGTTAAGCTGCTGTAAATGTTGTAGTTCGGCAATAACAACCTTGATATGCTTTTCTGTTTCTGTGGGTAAACATACAAACACTGTTTCGGCATCTCTTAGTATAGTTCTTTCAGTGTTATGCAAAGTGTCATGAATGATAACATCGGTATCGTTTAGTATGCCCTTATGTGTAGCCTTACCTACATAGCCATATCCTAGTATTCCAAATTGCACTATGAGTTATCCATGGTATGTTTTACACAAATATCAATACTTTTATCCACTGGTTGATATGTATGTTCTCCAAATGTATCTGTAAACTTCTGCACTGATGGTATTCTAATTAGCACATCATGCTTAAAGTTCTTTGTTGTTTTAAAATGTAATCCTGTATTGCTATCAGTATGGGAATAAATTTTGTGTGCTAATGTTTTCATTGTAATAGGTTCTACATTACATATATTAAAGGCTTGTCCTTTAGCACGTTTATCAAAACTATAATCAGCAATAATGGATGCAGTATCTTCAATCCAAGTAAAGCACCTAATTTGCTCTCCGTTGCCAATAATAGGCAATGGGTTTATATTTTCAATTAAAATATTTTTGATATAATCTGCAAATACATGGCTGAAGCCTAATTCATTCATGCCAGTTTCACTTGGTGTTATAATATTGAATGGTCTCCAAATAGTGTAATCTATCCCATACTGTTTATGAAATGCTTCACACATTCTTTCGCCTATTATTTTACTTACACCATATTCTGTTTTTGGCATTTCACAATCATCAACCATATCTTCTGTAACAGGAACATTTACGTCTTGCACGCATGTTTCGTAGACCATACTAGAACTAATATAGACAACATGTTTTACATTGTGTTTTGCACAACTTCGAAATATATTACCTTGTATAGCAATATCATCTGCAATAATATCACCGCAATAATGATTGAATCCGCCAACACCGTAAATTTTTGCTGCCGCAAGGAAAACAACATCAAAGCCTTTACAGAGATCTTCAGTTTTACTTCGGTCGGTTAAATCAATTTTATGCAATGGATAATCTTTATTAGCGAGTTTGCTAACTTCTCCGTGTCTATATAAATTATCAACACCAACCAATGAATGCCCTTGTTTTAACAACTTAGGAATCACTGTTTGCATCAAGGATCCTTCACTACCTGTAATTAATATTTTCATATTTGTTTCCTGTAGGTTGCAATAAAAATATCACTATATGTGTGATGTTGTATCCATTGTAACATGTGTTTCTGGCCAAAGTCAAGTATCAATTTGTTCTGTTTTTCTATTTGCTCCCACATGCCTGTGGTATCACAGTAGAATTCATAATTAGGATATGTTATATTAAAGCCACCGGCTTCTAACCACCAATCCATTGAGGCTTCGTTATTACGATATACCAGTGTAATCGGTGCGTCAGGATACTGTTCTACTATTTGATCAAAGTAGTAGGGCCATTCATGACTGAGTAACAGTTTTATTAATTTTGTAGTGTTTTTTGCGAATGGAGCCGATAGATTTTCTTCTGCTAAGTCACAGTTGAACTCCATGCCGGTGCCAAAGTATGCTTCTTTGTGTCCTGAGAATCCGTGATGTTGGTATACTCTGTGTTTAGCTCTGTCGCTGGTATCATACAGAGGATCCAGTTTGATCTCTCGTGCGATTCCGCTCCATCTACTGCCAGGAACGCCTGTAAAAAATTCAAATTTCATTAACCAAAACACAAAAAAAGGTTGACAACGACGTATAGTATGTTATTATATATGTATAGTTAGAAACAAGGAGATAATTTATGTACTCAAAAGAATTAGAATTAGCCTTAGAAGCAATGAGAAAAATTACAGATACTGCTGATATGCATGTGTTAGCAAGTGAGTATAACAGACACATTACTTTCTTAGGTAAGATGAAGGCAAAGAAGTTTTCAGTTGTTATAGGTGATACTATTGAGTGGACATACGGTGGTATTAAGAAGTTTGGTAAAGTTTACAAAGTCAATCCAAGAACTGTTTATGTGTATCAGAACACTGGTGCTTCGATTGGTAAGACACAGGTTAAGTTAGACAAGTCGTTAATTACTGGAAAGGTCGCGGCATAATGTTACAGATTTACGGTAGTGTTCTAATGGTACTCAGCCTGTTTGTGATGGCTGGTGTACCTGGTCTAAGTATGCCAATAATGATTGCTATTATGTCATTGGCTATGGTAGGTTTTATTTTAGGTTTTATTATGTTAAGGTTGGAGAAGTAGTATGTGGAAAGCAGTATTAGTTGTGTGTTCAATTGGATCACCAGATAAATGCGAAACTTGGCAAGATATGATGGGTCCAAGTCAGACATATGAAGCATGTGTAGAACGTGCATTAGAAATGAATGAAGATGCTTTCAAACATCTACAGTTTTACAAAGGTGAACGTGCTTGGAAAGGCAGGAGTTATCAGTGTAATAAACTACCAGGCGGTATGTTGTAAATATACTTAGAATCAGGAGCAGAAAATGATTAAAGAAACATTATTAACATTACAATTTTTATTTGCATCACCAGCAGAATGGAGTTGTCTTGCTAAAAACATCTATTTTGAAGCACGTAACCAAAGCACTGCAGGACAGATTGCAGTATCGCATGTGGTAATGAATAGGGTAAAAAGTAAAAGATATCCTAACACAATTTGTGGAGTTGTTGAACAAGGACTAACTTCAAGATGGTGGAAAAAAGAACATGGTAAAACTGTAATGCTTAAAAACAAATGTCAGTTCAGTTGGTACTGTGATGGATTATCAGATGAGCCTAAAGAGCCTACCACATGGAAACATGCACTTGTAGTTGCAAAGGATGCATATACACTGTGGAACCTAGGTACAGATATCAGTGAAGGTAGCATGTGGTATCATGCACAAAATGTACGTCCTAAGTGGAGACATGACTTTGATTATGTTGCACGTATTGATGATCATTTGTTTTATCGTGCCAAAAGCCCTAAAAAGGTTAACAAATAGTTGACTTCTTCTAAATAGGTGCTATACTGTGTACAAGTTGTTAGAAAGGCTAACAACATTTAACCTTAGATATACGGAGTAAATCTAAAATGAGAACTAACAGTAAACAAGGTGCAATCCTTGAAGCCCTACAGTCAGGTGAAAGATTAACATCAGCTGATATTAAGTCAAAATTTGACGTATCAAATCCTGGTGCAGCTATCCAAGCAATTAAATTTGCTGGTTACCCAGTGTTCTTAAACACTGTAGGTAAAAAAGGTGCAAAAGTAAAGGTTTATACTATGGGCACAAAAGCACCTAGAGAAGTTATTGCCGCTGGTTACAGAGCTTTAGCAACAAGAACTGCTTAATTTTAGATCTTTAGAGATCCCCTGAAAAAGCCACCCTCGGGTGGCTTTTTCTTTAAGTAAACACATGAACCCTTTTGATATAGTCGCAGATGTCCAATGAATGAATTTATTTTTATACAATACACCGGAGGTGCTGGTGGCAAAGCAGTCGGAGTGTGTTTACAAACTGCAAAGTCAGTAATGAGTTGGCAGTTGCCTAGTACAGATGAATTAGTTGATATGCACACCAATGATCATAACCATATACGATCTGAACCAGATACTCCTTACAAGTTTCCATGGATGACCAGAACACCAAATGTAACCAGAGGCGACGATTTAAAGCGTCATGAAGTTTTACAATTATTAAAACAAGATGATCTTATAGGACATGGGAAACTTATTGTCACTTGGAACAAAGGCTACTTACCTGCATGGTATAATGATACTGTAATTCAAATCGTAGTAGATGATGCTAGTTTGCCGTGGTTAATTGAACGCAGGAAAAAAGTTTTCTATGTTGAAAGTGATGAAGGTACAATTGAAGTAAGGCACGATAAAAGATATGCTACAAAGCCAGAATACTGTGACCTTTGTGTAAGCGACTTAAAAATTGACGACCTTGCTTTTTTACAAACACATGCCGAAATGATTCCTGTAAACGATCAGGCACATCATATACAACTTCAAGATATTATTAACAAAAAATGGAATCCAGTGTTAGACACACTTGAACAAGCCGCTGATAGCGAATTAGATAGACAGTGGTGCAAGGATTATCTTTCAGACTGGCATAAACAAATTTCAAGATAAGTATGCATATGAAGAATGTTTACATGGCACAAATGAGTCTAGAACTGCCAGGTAGCAACTATTATTACTATCCCTACAGTGTAGGCGTGGTATGGGCTTATGCAACAACACAACCTGGCATAGTTGAAAACTATCAACTAGGTGGCCTGTACAGTGTCAAAGAACCCATTGAACAACTTGTGGATAGAATGGTTGATCCTGCAGTGGTAGGACTAAGCAGTTACGTATGGAATGTATCATACAATCAAGCCCTTGCGAAAGCAATTAAAGCTCGATACCCTGATTGCAAAATGATAATAGGCGGTGCAGAAACCCCAAACAAAAGTGAAAACTTTTTTGCAGACAAACCCTATGTTGACTATCTCATACATCAAGAAGGAGAGATGAGTTTCACTGGTTTATTACAAAGTTTTGTTGGACTGAAGTCTGATGAGGATGTGCCAGGTATCAGTATTAATCGTAACGGCAAAACACTGATGACTGGCCCTAGTCAACGTATAATGGATTTATCAGAAGTACCATCACCGTACACAATGGGATTGTTTGATCATTTAGATGAGATGTATCCAGGAAAGATTTGGAATGCTGTAATTGAAACCAACAGAGGATGTCCGTTTATGTGTACATTCTGTGATTGGGGCGGAACCACATTTTCAAAAGTAAAAAAGTTTGGCTTAGAACGCATTGAAGAAGAACTAGAATGGATGGGCCAGCAGAAGATTGAAATGGTCACAAACACTGATGCTAACTTTGGCATCTTTAAAGACCGTGACATGGAAATTACAGACATGCTGATCCGCACAAAAGAGAAGTATGGATTTCCAGTTTTGTTTGACACCAACTGGAGTAAAAACGCAACAATACAATTGGTAGACATGGCAGTGAAACTTATGGAATCTGACATGATGCGACGTTTCACAATGGCACTGCAAAGCACCAATCCAGAAGTATTAAAGCATATTAAACGTGTTAACCTAAAAGAAGAAGCAATGACCAAGGTTGCTGAAACTGCTTTCAAAAACAACATGAGTGTAAACACAGAATTAATCATTGGATTGCCTGGTGAGACTTGGGAGTCATGGACCTCAGGCTTGTGCGATTTGCTCAGCAGAGATATCATTGTAGAAGCATACCCTGTGACCATATTGCAGAATTCAGAAATGAATGAACCTGAGTACAAAAAGAAGCATGGAATTACACAAGCCACACTAAAGAGCTACTTCTCAAACATCATAGATGAATATCAAGAAACACTCACAGGCACAAAAGACTTGCCAGAAGAACAGATGAAAAAACTATGGCTATGGACTTGGTATACATCAATGATGGATGCAAATGGATTCACACAGGTTGTAACACGATATCTTAACAAGCGTCATGGTACACCATTTGAAAAGTTCTATGAGTATCTCTTGGATTATGGTCTAAACAATCCAGATACAGCGGCACACCGTTGGCTTAAACAATGGCAAGGCTACGGAGAGAAACTAGAATTCAACATGTTTCTAGCAGGTTTAACCTATGCTCCAGTGCTGGAAGATCTTGGTGTAACAAATAGAACACAAACATATCAAGACTTACTCACTGTTGCACAACACTTTGCTCCAGATGATCCACTGCTAGTTGATGTGATGATAATGCAGGAACGTCAGCAGACTATATTTGCACATGATCCTGTAACAGAAATAACACTAGGTGCAAACGTATTTGAGTATGCATTGGGCAAAGAAGAACTACAAATACAACCAACAGACTATCGAATACACAGAGCATATCCGCCAAAAGGCACTGATCCAACTTGGGTTGTGTGGTACAACAGTACTAGAAAAAATAAAAAATGGCAGGCCAGTGTAGAATATTCCACAGATAAAACAACTCTTTTTCTAGAAAAAGGTTGACATATACGTATCTTATGTTAAGCTGTATATACAGTTAGAAACAAGGAGATGCTTATGTCACAGTCAATTAAAGTTTTTCAAATCATTATAGACAATCACTTAGCGGAGCTGGTCAACAAAGAAGGTTGGGATTGTCATGTTAAGGCAAAAGCCTACATTGAAAGTCGAAATGGTAGGCCGAGTATTGGACTTGCAAATGGTTGTTATTCACATGTTGGTAACATTATTGCTGATGATGTAGAACATGCATTTGAAGCAAGTGGACTTGGTAGACGTGATCGTATTCAAAGGATCGCTCCTAAGATGATGACTGTAAGTGTTGGTGACATACTGGTTGCCAAAGATGGTGCATGGTTTTGTGATAGCATTGGATGGAAAGAAGTAGACGAAGATCAGTTGTCAATCAATTGGGAGTCAGTGTAATGGCATTTGCAAGCGAAAAAATCAACACTAAGAATCATTGGGCAGTTGGTACTAAATGGCCAGTAACTGGTAGCAAGGGAGATCAGTACACAGTAGAAATGGTTCATTGGGGTTGGGAATGTTCATGTCCTGCTTATAGAAAGTGCAAGCATATCAAAGGTGTTGAAGCAAAGTTTTTAGGTGAAGAAGATGTATAGTTTTAAGGTAAGCAAAATGAAAAAAGCAGAAACAGTAGCATTTGATTCCGCAGATATATGGGCCGCCGCAGTGTATGCCCAACGTATAAATGGAGGATACAACAAAGAAGATCTTTGGAGTGTTGATCCTGATACACATCTTGTGGAAGAAGAGCCGCATACACTAGCAAACAGAACAGTTGCACGTAAGGTACTTGCTGAAACTCCAGGATTGATCACTGTTGCAGACAGAGTAAAAGGCACAGAAGTGAGAAAGTATATAAGCAGTAAACTTATGCTTAAAGCACTTACTAAGAAACTAAGCAGTTTTGACGAGAGCCTATCTCACGCAGTAGCATTAGAAGAATTTATAGTGCCACAGGATAAAATGTATATTGGTATTGTTAACAGTCAGATCACTGCTTATGAAAAGATGAAAAAAGAAGAAGCACTGTTAAAGGATTTTGTATACGGAACCTATGGAAAGGTTGGAAGTAGGCTTGACATAAAAGTTATACCAACTTCAAGTTTTTGGTTGACAGACTGGGGTACCTTCCGTTATAATAGTATTACAGAAGACAATTACAAAACAAGTTTTTATTACAAAGAAAAACTAGAAATAGGGGTAGCAGTGAAAGTCCGTGGCACTGTAAAATCACACACTGCGGACACAACAACAATCAATAGAGTAAAGGTACTAAAATAAATGGAACAGAAATTTACAGTAGCAGGAACTGCTGCTCAACATGGCGTAACAAAGGTTAGGTTTGCAAATGATCTTGTTAGCAGGATTAAAATCCTAGTAAAGAACAACTGCGAAAACATCAATCTTATTGAGTTGCCAGAGCCAATGACCAAACTAGAAGCTCTCAAGCATTTAGAAAGTTTAAATTGGGGCGACAAAGATTTTGATGCAGGTTATGCTATCACTGAAAAACTTTATGAAAAGAACAAAGAAGCAAAAAGAGGCGAGTACAAAAAGCCAATTTCAATTGCTGAAATACGTTCACGTAAGGTAGACACAAGTATTACACCAACTGCTATACTAGAGCAGACAGGTTTTACTGAATTAAATACAAGTGAACTAGACTAAGGAGTAGATTATGGCACCAACAATATCAAGCACCTGCATAGAATGTGGAATGGAAAAAGGACATAGTGCATTATATTGTCCAACTTGTACGTTGGTGAAAAATCAACAGGCACAATTTGAAAAGTTAGAACAGAAGCAAAGTTTTGGCGTATCATCAGGCGGCGGTGGCGGAGATAATATTGAAGACGTGATTGGCGGACTGATTGCATTTCCACTGGTGTTTGGAGCAATAGCCTGGGCACTGTCTGATATGGGCTATTGGGAATCTGTTCTTTATGTTATAATGATTCCAGTTTATGTTTTTATATTCATGTTTGAATTTATTATTGGCTTATTATTGTAAGTAATAAATAGACACATGTTCAAAGGAAAAAAGGATATCGACGATTTATTTGGTGAAAACAGTACAGTTGCAGGTTTAGTAGTTGCTATCTGTGCCACCATGTACGACAATGGAGTAAGGGTTATTCCAATTGGCGGCCTCATGCGACTACTTGGCGTTCCAAAAGAAAAAGCTGAGCAACATGATGATAAGGCGTTTGAATTATCTGATGATTTTTATGAGCAACTTGAAGAAATGGGATTTGAAAAGATTGATGATAGTCAATTGCAGATCCCAAATAACAAAACACTTCATTAGGAGAAAACATGTACACTCTTACAAATAGTATTGGTGTTACCCTTCCGCAGTCCAGAAGGTCTTGTGGTATTAATGGTCCAACCACTACAAAGAGAACACCTCGTCTTTTTAAATTAGCACATAAAGAAACTTCAATAAAGATGCAAGACATACAATGGAATAATCCGCCTCTTGCACCGCCAACATTATAAGGAATATAAAATGTCAGCACACGATCAACTAGTAGAAATGATGGAAAACTACATCGCAGAGAACAAAAAGTTTTCTGAAAAGAAAGTCAAAGCAGCCGCAACAAGAGCCAGAGCTGCCTTACAAGAAATAGGTAAAGCAGTTAAAGAGCGTCGTAAAGAAATCATCGAAGAAAAGAACGCAATATAATGAGTGGTGAACGACTAACCATTGGAAAAGATGGTTTAGTCACTCACATTGATACGGACGACTATGTAGTCGATGCAAATTACGACTACACTAGTCCGCCGACCTATCAGTCGATTTCTGCAACTGAAGACATTGCAACAAGCAATATATTCTCAATGAGTCACGATATAGATGGCAAGATGAGAATAAGTGGAGATGATGCTGACATCGAAATAAACGGTATCAGTCTAAAACAAACCCTCGAAGATATACAACAACGTATGGCTATACTTCAGCCAAATCCAGAACTAGAAAAAGAATTCAAAGAACTACGTAAAATTAGACAACAATACATCAAACTCGAACGCAACCTACTCGAGAAAAAAGAGATGTGGGATACACTTAACAAGGACGACTAATGACTTATGTTGTAACTGAAAATTGCATAAAATGTGTGCATCAAGATTGTGTGACAGTATGTCCTGTGGACTGCTTTTACATTGGACCAAACTTTATGGTAATAGATCCAGATGAGTGTATTGACTGTGCAGTGTGTGTGCCAGAATGTCCTGTAGATGCCATAGTACCTGATACTGACCTAGAAGACAAACCAGATGATCCATGGACCAATCTGAATGCAGAACTAGCAAAACTAGATAGTTTTGTTAATATTGTAGAAGTTGACGAAAGCAAGCGACCTGCTGATGCTGCTGAATGGAAAGATGTTCCTAACAAAATTGATCTACTAGATAAAGGTTGACATACTGTGTATAAGTGTTATAATAAACAAGTATTAACACAGGAGCTCGCCATGTCTATGCATCTAGTCGGTCCATATATGACTACTACACAGTATTCACGTAAGAAAAAAACTAAGAATAAAAGTGCCAAGCAGATTGCAACTGATGTTGCACATGACAAATGGTTACGTGCTAGAGGTATCGCACCTGATCAGCTGAAGGCAAAGTTGCCAACTAATGCTAAAGGCGAACGCAAAGGCATTTATTCTGTTCCAGATTACAAGCAACATCAAGGCACAATTGGTTGCAGTAACAACATAGTTGGTTCAACTGCGAAACGTCATGAGAACACCTATACTGGCAATGAACTAGCAGGCATAGGTATGTTGCACAAAAGCAACATGGTACCTGTACGTAAAGACTCAAACGATGCAAAAGAAATTGCTCGTATGAGGAGAGGTTAGTGATAAACAAACCAGACAGTGGCGACCTAGCACTATTTGCATGTCTTCGCTATGAAGAAGCAGTACTGAAAAACGTAACAGACTTTGAACAACGTTGGGACATAACAGATGAAGAACGTCTGATTATTATCAAATGGATGAACAAACGTATGGAAGATATAAAAGGCAGATTATGAAATCAGTTTGGAGTGTTACTATTTGTGGTAAGAATGATTGTGTGCCACTTACCGATGAAGAAGCAAACATGCTGGCTTTAAAATATGGCAAGCATATTGCCATGTATGATATGACCAAAAGACATGGCGTCAAACCTGAATATTTGCACAAGCAACTGCGTCACGAACAAAGAGAATGGCGTGGTGTTAGTTTTAGTAAAGGAATAAAGATGGGCAGTTTTGGTGGAGCAGCACCAGTAAACTGGACCTACGACGACCTAATCAACGTTAACTTGGAGGCACTAAATGGTTAAATATACAGAACTAGAAAATCAAGCATTTGTTAAAAGTGCATTGGTGGATGGTGTAATAGAAATAGAATTTCTCAAAGCAGACGGTTCAAAACGTACGATGAAAGCAACCTTGCAAGAAAGTGTGGTTCCACATGTGGAGCCTAACACTGAACGCAAGATCAATCCTGATACACAAGTTGTATGGGACACTGATGCTAACGGTTGGAGAAGTTTTCGTTGGGATCGGTTACAAGGAATTAAGGAGACCAGTTGAAAGAAGAACTAGTAGAGTTTGAAGGCACAGTTACTGAACTACTAAGAGGCGGCATGTTTAGGGTAGAAATCAACGAATCTAAACATGAAGTAATTGCACAGATAAATGGCAAGATGAGAATGTACAAAATCAAAGTACTAATGGGAGATGCAGTAAAGTTAGAAGTTTCTCCATATGATCTTACCAAAGGCAGAATTACAAAACGACTATAAGGGTTTTTATGAAAATTGTAAGTTTTGGTGATAGTTTTATTTACGGTACTGAACTTAAACAAGAAGCTCACAGTTGGGTAAGTCAGTGTGCTGAAAAACTTGGGTACGAATATGAAACAACTGCTGTACCAGGTTGTGGCAATGAAAACATATCAATGCAAATACTTTCTTATTTTGCAAAAAACACAAAAGAAAAGACACTAGCAGTAATAAACTGGACATGGGGTGCGAGATATGATTTTTTTATCAGCGGAATAGAAAAATGGACTACACTCGGACTCACGTGTGTTCCAAGTAAACTAGAACCTCTTATTGGATTTAAACAAGCAGAAAAAGTTTTGGATTTTTACAATACCTATGCAGGTAAAAGTATACTTTGGGATAGATGGCGTAGTTTACAAACAATATACACTACTCAACAGTTTTTAAGATTGCATAATATAAAAAATGTGCAAACCTATATGGATTATATGTTATGGGACACAGAATGGCATTGTCCTGATTATATAAAAACACTGCAGGATTTGACAAAATCAGAGTTACGTCTCTTTGAAGGCAAAAACTTTGTAGACTGGAGTTATGATCACGGCTTTGAAGTTACAGAAGAATGGTTGCATCCACTTGAAGAGGCACATGAAGCAGCCAGTGAATTATGGTTAAATACATATCAAGGAGTACTAAACAATGATTAAAAAATTCATCACGAGCAGACTAGAAGAACGCACATCACTAGATGGTGCGATATTAATTGTATTAGGCGTGCTTATTCTTATTGCAGGACCTTTTGCTAAACTAGCGGCATATGCTGCGATTGCATATGGAGCATGGACAATATGGAAAAAAGAAAAATGATTAGAACTATATTATTGAGTATTGCTATTGCACTAGCACCTTTAACTGCTTTTGCATATCTTGAGTGCGATCCTAAAGCCAATGTTACAACAATAAACGGCGTGGGCTTGCCAGGTAAAATGGCAACGTTGGTTGACAGCGAAATTATGATTGATACTATAATTGCCAGTGGCGAACGACTAACAGTTGAAAAAGCAGTGCGTAAAGCCGGGACAAGAGTTGGAATACATGTTCACAAATACGGTGGATGGACCTGTGTGCTTGAAGGCGCTATGACTGATTTTGCAGAAGGCAAACCGCCTATGTATTTCCCTGCTGGAACATGTTATTACATGCCACCTAACACACCTATGTCAACTAGTAATATGGGCAGTGTTGATGCAGTTATTCAAGATACATTTATCACACCTGTTAACGAACCTAGCATTACAATTATAGAACCCAACTATCCTGGATGCAAATAGACAATAATGTTAAAGTTAACAGAAAAAGCAAGTGAATATCTAAAGTCGGTAACACCTGAGGGTGACTATGTTACTCTTGGCGTGAAGGGAGGCGGTTGTTCAGGCTTCACATACGTTTGGGATCATAAATCAAAATGGCCAGATGTAAAGTGGAGCGAACCAATTGACGATATCTTAGTTGTAGATCCAGTTGCAGAAATGTTTGTACTTGGTTGTACAGTTGACTGGATAAACGAACTAGGTGGTAACTATCTAAAAATTATCAATCCAAACGCAACTGCTTCGTGTGGTTGTGGAGAAAGTTTTGCAGTATAATGATAATTTGGGTATGGTTCACTGCTGGTGCTGGTGGAGATGGAGTTGCTAATCTTCTAGAACACGCATCTAATGCTCGTACAATCGACGGAAATAAACACTGGAGAGTACATAGATATGTTGACAACAAAGTTAAATTCTATGCTCCTAATCTAGGAAAACAAAATATCCATAGAATCAATACCATTGACTTGTTAGATGATCGCCAACTTGAAATAGCCAATAGTGAAACTGAATACCTTATTATTACTTCTCATGTTAATCCTAACTTAGTATCTAACAAGATATCTGCCAATAAAAATAAAAAAATATTAGTAACATCTAATAATTGGTTATACAATGCTTTAATTAAAAATTTAACAGAATTTAATATTTCTGACCTAGGTGGAAACAACCCAAAAAGTGCAACTGCAGAACACGATTTTGATTTGGCTGACGTTGTGGTTGATATTGATAACATTATGAACGACTGGGAATACACTAAAAAATTTACTCAAGATATTGGATTAAATTTAGAGGAAAAAAAATTTAACTATTATCGACAAATTGTAACAGGAGATGTAATCTTCAGCACTCCTGGTATTGAAAGATATAAATCAGTAACAGGTACTGATAATATAGTTAGGTATTCAAAAATAAATTAATCCATAAATACACAAGTATTAAAGGATTAGTAGATGGCACAGCAAACAATAAACATTGGCACCGGTGCAAATGATGGAACTGGTGATAATCTACGTTCAGCAATGGACAAGACTAACGATAATTTTACAGAACTCTATGGAGCAAATTCAGTAAGTTCAAATCTTGCAATGAGCGGAAACACAGTTTCAACTTATGTTACCAATCAAGATATTGTACTTGGTCCAGATGGTACAGGCACAATACGTACTGCATCAGATCTTATACCAGATGTAAACAACACAAGATATATTGGCAATGCAAACATACGTCCATTAGGAGCCTATATTGGAACTGCTGGTGTAATAAGCTCAGGACCAATTTCACTTCCTACGTTTGCAGATAATACTGCAAGAGATGCAACCATTACACAACCAGCTGCTGGCATGCTAATTTTCAATACAACCGGTACAAAGTTCCAAGGTTACACAGGATCTGCTTGGGTCGATCTCAACTAACTTCTTGCCATAAATACTCATAACAGTATGTTAGAGGAAACCCATGGCACAACAAACAATAAATGTAGGCGCAACTGCCAATGATGGTACTGGAGATGGTATCCGTACTGCTTATATCAAATGTAATGATAACTTCCAAGAGTTGTATAATACAACCATTACTCCAACAAGTGTACCAAACGGGACTTCAAATTTAAGTGTTGCTGATAGTGCAAACGTTACAATAACAATTGCCGGAAGTGCTAACGTAGTTAACTTCGCGGGTACTGTGACAGAATTTACTGGAAATATTTCAGTTTCCAGAGATATTGCTATAGCAAATAGTTTAACAGTAACACAAGATGTAACCATTGGAGATCAACTAGTTGTTTCTGGATCATTTGGATCTAATGTACTTCCTGACACAAATAACACAAGATATCTCGGTAATGCAACACTAAGATTTGCACAAGTGAACAGTGTGCTGATGAATGCAACAGGAAATATAACCAGTACTGCTAATATCTCTGGTGCTAATATCATAGCTACACGAGATGTTATAATTGCTGGACAACATGTTACAACTGGAAACGTAACATCATCCGGAAACATAAGTGGTGGTAATCTACTAACAGGTGGCAGAGTTGTTGCAACTGGCAATGTAGTGTCAAGTGCTAATATTTCAGCAGTTAATATTGTATCCACTGGCACTGGAAATATTATTGCCGGCGCATTTTTTAAAGGTGATGGTGGATTTTTATCCAACGTTACGGCGGCTTCAAACGTAGCAGTAACACAAATTGCAAACGGCACAACAGTTGTAGGTATCAGTGGTGCAGGTGGTAATGTAGAAATCACATCAGGTGGTGTACTAACCGCCCAAACAAACGGCACAAACTTTGATGTAATCAAACCACTTACAGTGACTGGCAATATTACTACTAACGCCGCAGGTAATATATCAGGCGGTAATTTACTTACAACAGGTAGAGTTGTTTCAACAGGTAATGTAGTATCAAGCGGAAACGTAAGTGGTACAAACTTCTTAGGCAACGGTAGTTTCTTAACAGGCATTGCAACAACTGCTTTAACAAACGGCACATCAAATGTAACTGTTGCAAGTGGTGCCGCTACCACAGTTGGAGTTGCTGGTACAACAAGACTCACAGTAAGTGCGACAGGCACTGCCGTAGACGGTGTAATGACTGCAACAGGCAATATTACTGCTACAGGTAATGTAGCAGGTGGTAATTTAAAAACAGGTGGGGCAGTGATAGCCACAGGTGCAGTTACTGGAGCAACACTAGCAGGTGCCGGTTCAGCTATTACTGCATTAAATGGAACAAACATCGCATCAGGCACAGTAGCCGCGGCAAGAGTAGCAACACTTAATCAGAATACAACAGGAAGTGCCGCTACACTCACAACTGCAAGGGCAATAGCACTCAGTGGAGACGTGGTAGGAACCGCAGACTTTGACGGTAGTGCAGGCATAAGCATTGCAACAACAATTCAGGCAAACAGTGTTGCCCTTGGAACTGACACCACAGGCAATTATGTAGGCGAAGGTGCCGTAGCAGGAACAGGACTAAGTGGTTCACTTAGTGCAGAAGGTGGTACATTTACTGTAACATCAAACGCCACAAGTGCTAATACTGCATCAACTATAGTAGCACGAGACGGCTCAGGAAATTTTACTGCAGGTATTATAACTGCAACTGCTACACAAGCAAGATATGCTGATATCGCAGAGAAATATTTAGCAGATGCTTCATATGATAGTGGAACAGTAGTATCCATTGGAGGACCACAAGAGGTTACAATCTGTGGTGCCGATGATGTACCAGCAGGTGTAGTAACTACTGATCCAGCATTTTTAATGAACAAGGATCTTGAAGGCGGACTTGGTATTGCATTAGTAGGACGTGTGCCTGTAAGTGTATTTGGTGTTGTCAACAAAGGCGATGTAGTGTATACAGACATACACGGAAGAGCAAGTAGAAGTTCAGAAGGAAATCGTGTAGGTATTGCATTGGAATCAAGCACAGATGAGGGCTTAAAACTAATAGAATGTATGCTGAAGGTATAATAACATGGCACAACCAGTATGGGTAACAGCCGCAGGTGATCTCGGCACTATTGCTGAAAATTTATTTTTTAATGTATCAGTTGTAGCCACTGATCCAGATGGGGGAACACCAACTTATACATTAATTGCTGGTAGATTACCTGAAGGTATACAGGTTACCAGTGCCGGCACTGTAGAAGGAGTTCCACAGGCATATGTTAGTGTAAAAGGCACACCAACTGAAGTAAGTGAAAATGTAACTTCAACTTTTGCAATCAGAGCAACTTCCCCAGATGGACTTAGTATCAACGACAGAACGTTTAGTTTAACAGTTACCGGACAAGACATACCTGAATTTACAACACCTGCAGGCAGTCTTGGTACTTTCTATGATTGTGATAATATTAATATTGAGATTGGATTTACAGACTCAGACCCAAATGATATAGTGATAATCGACGTAGACAACGGCGAACTTCCACCAGGACTTACAATTAATCCTACTACAGGTTTAATAAGTGGACACATAAGTGCCATTAGTAATTTGCCTGACGATGCAACTTCAGGTTATGATGCAAGTGCATTTGATTTATATCCTTTTGATTTTTCACAAAGAAGTATAAACAAAAATTATGAATTTACTTTACGAATAAGCGATGGCAAAGACCAAAACTTGCGTACTTTTACTATGTTCGTAATTAGTCGTGATAGTTTAACTGCTGATACCACTGACTTTACTGCAGATAGTGAAGTGCTTACTGCAGACTTGTCACCGATGCGTATACCATATATTACTAACTATCCACCAGCTGAAACTAATCCAACAGTTGCCGCCGGCACAATTGGTACATTCAGACATGATAACTTTTTTGCATATCAAATAACAGGATTTGATTGCGATGGAGACCCATTTGAATTTGAGATAGCCTTGGGAGATAGTGCTGATATTCCACCTGGCTTAACATTTGATCGTACTACTGGATGGCTGACAGGGTTTTTCCCTGATCAAGGAGCTACCGAAACCACATATACATTTGATATCACAATCTATAAAAAGAATAACCATCAAGTTGTAAGTGAACCATATACATATTATATTACACTAATAGGGAATATCGAAAATAGTGTCACGTGGTTGACTGGGACACTAATACCAGACAGGCCAATAGATGATCCAATTTATAGTCTTGGAAGTCTTAATAATGGCGATATAAGCACTTTAGCAATAGAAGCTATAAATCCTAGTGGTAGACTACTACTTTTTAAACTTGGTCCTTATAATCTTGACAATAAATTACCGCAAGGATTACAATTACTTGAAAGCGGTAACATTGCCGGGCGAGTAAGTTTCAATACATTTTCGTTTGATGGAGGTACTACAACCTTTGACAAAGATGTTAGTACAAGGTTAAATCCAGACGAAACAACATTTGATAAAGCGTTTGATTTCACTGTTACTGCATATAGTTCAGATGGACTAGTAAGTATTAACAGACGTTTTCGTATCACTATCGACAGAGAATATGATTCACCTTACCAAGGACTCTACATTAAGGCAATGCCTGATCAAGAAGACAGAAACTTTTTAAACAGCTTGTTACAAGATACAGATATAATTGAACCGTCTAGATTATACAGAGCTGACGATCCTTACTTTGGCGTTGCCACTGACGTGACTTATACACATGCCTTCAGTTTGGACACTGCTACCTTAGATGAATATCTTAATGCTCTTTCGAAAAATCATTTTAGAAAGAAACTTATACTTGGCGAAATAGAAACTGCACAAGCATTAAATGCAGATGGTACTGTTGAATACGAAGTTGTATACAGTAATGTAGTTGACACAGGTGTAAACAAACTAGGTGAATCGCCACCACAACAACTGACACTTCCATATCCAGCAACTGTTTACGATGAACAAGCAACAGATGTTGTAGAATTTTTCAATGCCAATTTCAGTAATGGCGACTTGGGTGCTGAAAATGTTACTGCACTTGATCAAAAAGATTTTGCCTGGCTAAACGAAATGCGAGATCTAAACATGTTGGCTAACATAGGAAGTCAGATGGCAAGAGACTGGATAGTAGATGGACAACCTGGAGATCCTGCAGAACGCTTTGATAGTAAAAATTCAAAGTACTACCCAAATCCAAAAATAAACGATACGTTTAACTGGTCGCCAACTAATCAATGTCCTGTAAACATAGATGAACCATTGCGATATGACAAGTTCAAGGCTGCACTACTAGCCCTTACAAATGATGATCTTATATATTGTGACTACACAGTCACTATCGACAAAGATCCTAATGGGAACAAACTGGTTCCACCTAAGGTTGTGCGTAGTATTGCTCCGTTTGGATTTCTAATTGAAGTCGGCGACACTGCATATCTTGTCATGCGTGGAACACAAAATGAATACGATGGCAAGTTAGACGTTATGGCTGGACAGGTTATAAATCCAATTGCTGGATTTGGCAAAGGTAAAACACACAACGGTTTTACTATTGCTTATAAAGGACTTGGCCCTAAAGGCGAAGAACGTCCTGCAGATGTACCTGGTACAAGTCTTTTTGACGCACTTACAAATACTACAAAAACAAAAATAAAAATTGGCGGACACAGTTTAGGAAGTTCAATTAGTACTTTAATCACCAACTATGCACAAAGTTTAGACAAATTTGATGTGATAGAAGGTTATGTTAGTGCAAGTCCAACAGTTGGCAATAAAAAATATGCAGAATATTTTAATGCTCTCTCTGATAGATCAGGAAATACATTAGGCAATAACTTCTATCGACTTACAAACAAAAGTGATATTGTGCCAATGGTGCCGGGCACATGGGGAGGCTTTACGGCAGTTGCACAAGAAGTGCTGTTTGATGCACACTATACTGGTGACGGAGCCGAAGGAATTGCAAAAAATCATCAAATTTGTTGTGCATATGCTTATGCACTGCAACATCCAGACAGACCGTTTAATGACAGTAACCAAGCAGGAACATGTACATTTCCTGTTGGAGAAGATCCTTTTTATTTTGCGATAGAACAACATCTTGTTAGTTTACAAGAATACTATGGTTATCTTCATTATAACGCAGACAGCACAGTATCCAGGACAGTGACTACTGTGTATCCAAACAGTCTTGTAAACATGAGAGATAGGGTCGTTGATGTAGTAGGGCAAACAAACACAGTGCTACCACTGTGGATGAAGTCAAAGCAGACTGACGGTCGGGTATTAGGCTTTACTAAAGCATGGGTTATTGCATACGTTAATCCAGGCGAAGCAGATCGCACAAGTTATAAAATAAGAACAAATTTTGGCGAAATTTTAAACAGAGTAAATTTTGTTAGTGACAGGTATATCTTAGATAACCAGCTTACTGCAAACTGGGTAGCAAACGAAGATTCTACAGATGGTGGAAATTGGAATCCAAGTCCACCATTAACTACGACATTTAATGTAAATCAAACAACTAATCCAACCAGTAGTGGCAATCCAACAATTTTTGATGCCAATGCTACACAGTTTACCAGCCCTGTAGATGTCTACGGCAAGACTGACAAGTACGACAAGTATCTAGTATATCCTGCTAATACAATTTTAGGCTCTGCTGACGCTACCACTGCAATTACACATGTAGATAGCGGACCAGTAACTATTAATCAAACGCTTTCAGACTACAAAGGCCCATATTATATTTTTGGTACCAGTGACAGTGGTTTCTCAGAAGGAAAGAAAGGCTATTACTATCCGTTATATACTGTACAAAGTGAAGCAGATGCGGCTGATGATGGTACTGGTAATTTAAATTTGGGCAATGGAAAAAGTCATGTTCATACCTTTGAAGACTTTCCGGGTATAAAATTTTACATGCCAAACAGTAGTACAACACATGGAGTTGCAATTCAACCAGATCTTCCAGAATATGTGTACACTGGAGATCTTGGTCCAATGGCTACAGTTGTAGAAGATACTACATCACCTACAATAACTCCAAGCCCAAGTACCCCTAGTGTACCAAGCACACCTAGTTATGGTGGCGGCACCAGCGGTGGATCATCAGGTGGAGGCGGTGGCTACACCAGTAGTAGTTCAAGTAGTAGCAGTTCAAGTAGTAGTTACAGTTATTAATACTACTAGACGTAATATGATAAATATAAAGACATAAACAGAGAGATTAAATATGGCAAGCAGTATCAATCCAAACAACATAGACACAACCTATCCAGTTGCTGGACAGGATAATGACAGTCAAGGATTTCGTGACAACTTCACAAATATCAAATCAAACTTTGAATTTGCAGAAACTGAGATTGATGACTTGCAAGCAAAAGGTATTTTTAAAAGTGCATTAACTGGTACAACACTGGACAATGACATGGCTGGTGCAGTTATTAAGAATGCTAAATTACAAGCAACCAGAGACACAAGAATAGCATTAGGATCAGTAACTGGGTCGACTGCAATTGACTACAGTGCAGGTAACTGGTACAGTGTAACAACATCAGGTTCAATTACACTAGCATTTTCAAACATTCCAAGTGCAGGTAACCAAGCATATATTACAGTGACAGTCACTGTTGCAAACGTTGCACATACTATGACACTTCCAAGTGCAGTAGGCAACGGAGCAAGTGCAAAATCAGTTGTGGGTATACAAGGTATTGCTTCAAACGTAATAACATTTGCAGAAACTGGCACATATGAATTTCAATTCCATACAGACGATGGCGGAACAAGTATATTCCTAAGCGAACTTACTCGTCCAAGAGATAGTTTTACAAATCCAATTAAACTTACAGGTTCAGAAGACTTGGCCGCATCAGGTGCAGCTAGCCTAACAAAGACTGCAAGTTTCTTTACAACTGGTGGAGCAGAGACAGCCACACTGGCCGCTGGTGTAGAAGGACAAGTAAAAGTATTTGCCTTTGTAGCAGACGGTGGTGATATGGTTATTACTGTAACCAACGCAGGTTGGAAAGCATCAGGTACAGGTACTATTACATTTGATACAATTGGCGAAGCAGCCACACTGATGTATATTAATAGCAAATGGTACTGTATTGGAAACAACGGCGCCGCATTTGGATAAAGAGCAAAATAATAATTGACATACCAACTCCTTTGCTGTATAATTATTGAGTAAAGGAGTTTTTTTATGAAACAAATAGATCTAAACAAGTACAAAGAGTTTGTAAAAGCAGTTACAAGCGAAGATTCTAATAGCACATCATCAATGTGTGAAACAATAGATAAATTAGAAGGTGAGTCTGGTGTTAATATGAGTTTACTACTAACTGGTGCAGTAGGTATCAGTGCAGAGGGTGGTGAGTTTATGGAAATTGTTAAAAAATGTATATTTCAAGGCAAACCATTGGATGATGATACTCAGTATCATGCAAAAAGGGAACTTGGTGATATCATGTGGTATTGGGTAAATGCATGTCGTGCATTGAATGTTGATCCAAATATTATTATACAGATGAACATTGATAAACTCAAAGCACGTTACCCAGGTGGCGACTTTGATGCACACTATAGTGAAAACAGAGTAGACGGCGACATATAATGGAACACCCATTAATAAATGACATTGGTAAACTTGATGAAGGCGAGATTCTGGATAAAATTACAGAAATTAATTCAAAGTTATCTATGGCTATGAGAATGGGTAATTCAAGTCTAATAAATCAATTACAAATGGCGCTTAATACATATCAAAATAAATTGGCAGAAATCACTGCCGAAGCACGTCGTAACAAAGACGATAAGTTTGAGGATAAAATAGACATATCATGAGTAATGTAAGAATAGGTTTCAGTCCAACATTTACTGCTGGCATACATTTTGATACTGGGGTAATTATGAATACATACAGTATTGATCTACAGATGATGACAAAGTCGATGAATACTATCGACCATAACATAGCACTGGAAAGATGCAAATATATTATCTATGAACAATTCAGTGATGCAATTATAATTGGTGATGACGACAAAAAAGTTGCTAAAAAATACCAAGACGTTGGTTTTCGCACAGTGATTTTGCCAAATGAACCTGCTGACCAATTGACGGGTTTAGCATTGTATAGTAAACTACAAGCAGTTACAGAAGATGTGATAGATATACTAGATATAAGCATAAGAAGTAGTATAGGCGGCGGAATAAGTTATTTGCATCATGATGAGGAAACAACTGGGCCTTATGAAAAACCAGGATGGTGGAGCGATACTGGTCCAAATTGTAGTACACTTACAAGTACACGTAAGAAAATTGTAGCACTTAATAACCCAACTTGGAAAAGTTTAGACTTGGATTGGGACAATGGCGAAGAACCAGAAACAGTAATTGAAATCAAACTTGAAAACACACCTGAAAAAATTGTACACTCAAGTGAAAACGTAGTAGAATTCAAACCCAATGATAAAAAATAAGTTTGGTGAAATAGTATACAACATTGAAGACGTAGTTGATTTGATTATGAAACAACAAACAACTGCTGATATTACTGTGGATGGCACTGTGCAACTTGAAGATACGTCACCTGAAACTGATATATCATTGAGTGTTGATGAGTATGATATGATGAATCAACGCAACTGGTTAATGCCTGAAGAGTACAAACAAATGGATATTGCACAGCATGTGATTGATCTTTGTAAAACACAACCAGAGATACAACGTGCTGGCGAAGAACTGTTGATGTTTCAAGAACGCAACTTGTTTAACTTGCTAAAGTATCTTAAGTATCTTGTGGATACCATGCGAAATAATAAGATAATATGGGGTGTAGGCAGAGGATCAAGTGTTGCAAGTTATGTGTTATACTTGCTTGGTGTACACAGAATTGATAGCATGTACTATGATTTAGACCCTGGTGAGTTTCTAAGATAAATATTAACTACGCAGTTAATAGGAGTACCAAATGGCAAGTAAAAAAGTTTATAGAAGTTCACAAGGCAAATCAGTTGACCTTGGAGCCTTGTTATTACAAAATGAAACGGTTCGTGCAGTTGGCAACATGGGCGTAAATGCACGTGGCGACAGAGTTGATACCTTTAACAAAGTAGTTGACTCTAAGGTAAAGCAATCTCAACGAGCTTATAACAAACAGATTGGACCGCAAAATGAAATTCCGCAAGAATCTGCTGCAACCATTGAACGTGTTATTCCGCCAGCACCTCCTGCACCTAATCCGTATAAATTGCAAGAAACAAATGCCAAAGAGGACAAAGCATTTAAAGAAAAACGAAGCACTAAGACTCCAAAAGTTGCTAAAACTAAAAGTGTAGAATCAATACAGACTCCAGTAGTAGATGAAAAAGTATTAGATATTGAACCTACACCTGAACCCGAAAAGGCGTCAGCTCAAAAAGGGGGATTAGCAGAAGCTATTGCAAGAGCAAAAACTATAAAACAAGAAGCACAAAAAACACCAAGACAACAAGCACAAGAACAAGCAGGAGTAAAGAAAATATAATGGCTACACAGAACTATGATGCATACAAAGTTACGAGAGAAACGTTTAGAGCACTACGTGATGATGTAATTGTTGAAGAAATGGCATTTAAAGAAAGAAAACTACAAAGCGGAATCATATTATTAGACGATGACGGCAAAGGTCATGGCATACGTCCACGTTGGGGCAAGGTATATGCTATTGGTCCAGAGCAAACAGAAGTTTCTACAGGGCAATGGATCATGGTAGCACACGGTCGTTGGACAAGAGGTGTGAAGATTGCAGACGGAAACGGAGAAACTGTGATTCGTAAAGTAGACAATGCAGACATTTTACTTGTTAGCGATGATGATCCTGGCAACGATGATACATTGGCTGATGCAATTGACATTTACCAGCGATGAGATTGTAGGAACAATTGATTGCGATCATTACAAAGATAACTTTGTTGATCTATATCTTGCACTGAAAGCACTACATCAACCAGCCTTTGAATCAAATCAAAAAATTGTAATAAAATTAACCAATGATTTTTACAAAGATTCACATGGCTTAATATTACAAAGTTTACAAACTATTATTAACCATATTGATATTAGTAATTGTTTTATCTGTCTTGTAACAACTAATAATAAAATTCATGAAGAATATCGCTATGTGCATAAAACATATAGTACTGACCCTACAACATTTAAAATACAATCTATTGCAGGCAATTTTGAAAGATTACCAGCAGGTGATATCAGACCATATACAAAAACAAATAGTGTCAATCATCGAAGTGAAGAGATATCAAAACTTACAAAAGCACAAAGAGATCTACTATTTAAAAATAAAAATTTCTGTATAATTCCTTGGACAAGTTTATACATTCATACCAAAAATGGTGTTGCACCGTGTTGTGCATGGAATGGAGAGTCAATTGGTGATTGCAGTAAAGACAGCCTTAAAGACATTTGGAACGATAAACCATATCAAAATTTAAGAAAACGAATGCTAAATGATCTGCCAAGTGACGGATGTAAACAATGTATGCGAGCTGAAAAACTTGGAAAAGAAAGTTTTAGAACATCAATGAATACTACGTTTGCAAAGCACGTAGACCTTGTCGAACAAAATATCACGCCCGAGTATAATTTAAAATTCATTGATTCAAGATTTAATAATCTTTGTAATTTGAGTTGTCGTAGTTGTGTTCACGGATCGTCAAGTAGTTGGCATGCTCCAGCAGTTGCAGTTGGTTTAATTGACAAGTCTACACCAGTATTCCTTAAAGCAGGTAGAAACAACACAGATTTGTATGATCAAATAGTTGAACAACTAGATAATATTGATAGGATATACTTTGCCGGCGGCGAGCCACTGATGATGCCAGAAAACTACAAGATACTCGCTGAATTAAATCTAAGACATCGTCATGACATCCAATTGATATATAATACTAATATGACACGTTCGCATCTAAAAGGACACAGTATCTTTGATGCATGGAAAAATTTTAAAAACATATCCATTGGTGCAAGTCTTGACGCAGAGGGCGAAAGAGGAGCATATCTACGTACTGGAACAGTATGGCAAGATGTATTAGACTTTAGGCGTGAAATGCTGGATCAACGTCCTGATATAGATTTTTATATCAGTAGTACAACAAGTCTTATTAATGTATTACATGTGCCAGACTTTCACCGCAGTTGGACAGAAAAAGGTCTAATAAAACCTGAACAGTTTCGTATACAGACACTACACTGGCCTGAATGGATGAGAGTTGAAACTGCTCCACCCGCCTTACGTGTGCAGATAAGAGAAAAAATTAATAATCATCTTGAATGGTTACGTCCGCTTGATAACGAAGGTAGAGCAACTCAGGGCTTTGAAAGCATCCTTACACAACTAGATACAACTATTGCTTTTGATAGTAAAGACTTTTGGCAAAATATCTTGCCTCTAGACAAATACTATAAAGCAAACCTATTAGATAGTTTTCCAGAATTGGTTGACTTACCTAAATAATACCTGTATACTATGTACAAATTAGGAGTATTGTATGAAGCAACTGTGGACTGAAAAGTATAGGCCCGATGACATCGACGGATATGTGTTCCGTGATGCAGAACAAAAAGCACAAGTAAAAACTTGGATAGATGAAGGTGCTATTCCGCACTTGTTATTCTCAGGTGCACCTGGTGTAGGTAAAACAACACTGGCAAAGATACTGATCAAACAACTTGAAATAGATGACTTTGATGTGCTAGAAATAAACGCATCAAGAGAAAATTCAATTGACACAATACGTGATAAGATCACAGGATTTGTACAAACAATGCCATTTGGTGACTTCAAGGTTGTACTGTTAGATGAGGCTGACTATATATCGCCAAATGGACAAGCGGCACTGCGTGGTGTTATGGAAACCTATCATGCTAGTGCAAGGTTCATACTAACTTGTAACTATCCAAACAGAGTTATCCCTGCATTGCATAGTAGATGTCAAGGCTTTCATATTGAGAAAGTAGACAAGACAGAGTTTACTGCACGTATTGCCACTGTGCTGGTTGCAGAGAATGTTGAACTTGATATCGAAACACTGGACACATATGTACGTAGCACCTATCCAGATCTACGTAAGTGTTTGAATCTGTGTCAGATGAACAGCACAGATGGCAAACTTACAAACGTAAAGGGCGATGAAGGCAACACAAGCGACTGGCGGGTTGATGCAGTAAACTTGTTCAAAGCAGGCAAGATCATTGAAGCACGTAAACTTATGTGTGCAACTGTACGTCCAGAAGAGATGGAAGATGTATTTCGTTGGATGTATGACAACTTAGAACTGTTCAGTACTACTCCAGAAGGACAAGACAGTGCTATTATGGCAATACGTACAGGACTTGTTAATCACAGTTTCGTAGCAGATCCAGAAATTAATCTAAGTGCAACTATGGTAGAGCTATCGCAGATCAATGGGTGAAGTATTAGAATTTAAACCACGTGAACAAGTATTCATACTTAAATTTACTGCTCCACGACCACTAAAGATGCGTAAGACTGGCAAGGAACGTATCACACTAGAACTAAACAAAGTAGACGAAGAACATGGCTTAGGACAGGCATGGGTACCAGCATCAAACAAACGTTTAGCACAAGAAAAACTTAGTAAAATGATAGAAATAATAGAATTTTTAGACTAACCTAAATGCAGAAAAAGGTTGACTTATTCTATAACTGTGTTATTATATATGTATAGTTAGAAATAAGGAGAGCTAGATGACAAAGATAGATTTTATAAGTGCTGATAACGGTGGTATTAAGTTTTACGGTGGTAGAAATGACGAACTTGGACAACTTAACACAGTTGGTTTTGCAAAGACACCAAAAATGGTTGCATACATTCTTCAAACAAGAGGTGTTGCTGATAGATTGATGCATAGTAGCTCAATGGATTTTGCAGAGGAATATGGTTTTAAGAACAATGGCGATGCATGGAACATGTTTGATGCAGGCGTAGAATTGGCATCTGCATAATGAAATACATTATTGCAATATTATTTCTGCTACCCACAATGGTATTTGGACAGGAATTTACAACTAATAATCCAAGTAAAGCAATTGAAGAAGTATCACAGAGATTGTACAAGCACTATGAAGTTGATGATACAATTAACGGATATGTCTTAAACAAAATTAAATATGGTTTTAGTATTGTTGGGCCTAGTGAAACAAAAAGTAGCAATGATAGTAAGTTTCCGCAACGTGCAAAAACATTCAAGCAAAAGGTAGTTCTTAAGAGCAAGAATAAAATGTATTGGAAGTTTCAAGCAGACCATAAACTTATTGTAAATCCATCTTCGTTTGATGGCTTATCATACAGTTGGAAAGACATTGGTTCTATTACTGTTAAACAAGATGAAGCATATGCGGAGATAAAATTTACGTGGTAATTGATCAATTACATGATATCTGGAATATATCATCAATGCACATAATCGATGGCGAGTTCACTGGTTATGAAAGTGTCTACGATCAATTAGACGCCTTTGATAAAGCACAGTATGATGCTGACCCACAAGGAACAATAGAAAAGGTATACAACATATATCGTAGTATTGATCTAGTTCCTATTGTGTATTATACCCACCAAGGATTGGTTGATGCAGTACGTAAGTTTAGCAAGTTATCCTATAACAATGTAGACAACGGAAAAATTGGACTGGGCAACAACAGAGGGCAAACAATCAATAGATTTTTGTTTCCTAATATGATGACTGCTGAACCTAAAGGCAGAGGATCAAACAGTTTAAAGGATCGATTCTTTGATGAACGCAAACTTAAACGTGCAATTAGAATTTGTTTTGAGTTTAGAACAGGTGATAGATTGTTACGTCCAACACAGTTAAGAACTGCACTTGAATTAGTCACAGGTGAGAACGTTACTAACTTCAAAGCACAAAATGCCAAAGCAATAGTAGAACATCTGTGCCCTGTGCTTTGGGGCAATGTGTATGATTACAGTTGTGGCTATGGTGGTAGATTATTAGGCATAGGCTCAAGCAACTTTAAGTACAATTACATAGGAGTTGAACCCAACACTGAAACAGTTGCATACTTGAATTATTTGAATGATGTAATAGACGAAGCAACCGGTGTAAGAGGCACTATCGTACAAGATGTTAGTGAAAATTATCAACCTGAGGATATAGACCTAGCATTCAGTTCACCTCCTTATTTTAACTTGGAGAAGTATTCAAATGAAGAAACACAATGCATGGTACAGTTTAAAACTGAAGATGAATGGTTTGAAGGCTATGTTGCTCCGACTATGCAAAACATTCGCAAAGGGCTCAACAGTGACGGAGTATTCGCCACCAACATCGCAGACTATAAGAGCTATGATCGACCCGAGCCTTACGAAGTCACGGAAAGGTGGATCCAAACCGCAGAGAAGGTCGGCTTCAAACATGATGGAATAATTAAAATGATGTTGAACACACGTCCGGGTGTGGGTAATGATCGTAAACAAGGTAGAGAAAAGTGGGAGGGTGTATATGTCTTTAGAAAAAACTAAGCCAACAGACTACATGAGGACTGTGATGGACTATCCGGTTGAGGGTGTAAACTTTTATGATGTTAACAGTTTGTTTGCACAACCTGTGTGGAATCAAGTTGCCGCTGAACTGGCAGTAGAAATACAAAGACTGTTCAACACAAACAGTGAGATAACACACATTGTTGGGATTGAAAGCAGAGGCTTTGCAGTTGGTGCAGTGTTAGCAAGTGTTATTGGTGTGCCGTTTATAATGGTACGTAAAAAAGGTTCAAAGTATCCCGGTAGTTTGTTAGAAGAAAGTTATGGCACAGAATACAGTGAAGACACACTGGTGCTACAAGAAGGCTTACTAGGACATGCAAATAGAGTTCTTATTGTTGATGATTTAGTTGCAACTGGCGGAAGTATGTTAGCAACAAAACGTTTAGTAGAACAAGCAGAAGCAAGGGTAGTTGGTTTTGCGAGTATTATTAACTTAACGTATCTTAACTCAGATGATATGAAACAGGAATTACACATAACTCAAGAGGAGATAACAAAATGACAGAAGTTCAAGAGCGAATGAGGGAACTGTGCCGGCCTATAGAACAACAAATACTAATGTGTGATAGCAAAGAAGATATACTGATGATGGCATGTGCTATGTTACAACATGTTAAAACAATGATGGACTCACAGATTGGTGTAGAAGGACGTAAACAAATATTAAAGGAGGCTAACAATGACTAAATTTGACTGGGCAAGAATGTACAAAGACGAAGAGCATATTGAAAGAGAAGCATATAGTTGTGTTGAAACTGCAATATGCAATCATTATGAAATTGAAGATATTGACGAACTGACTGCAGAACAATGGGTTGATATACATGCATGGCAAGAAGAAAATGTTGGTGAATATTCGCCAATGAATATGGGATTCTCAGATGTGTATAATGTTTGGGAAATGAACAATGAAGACATTTAATATTGTGTACGAACCACGTGTCGAAGATCCAGTAACAATTGCAAAATTAGAAACTAGAAAAGAGGCAGAGGAATACATGGAAATGATTAAAAACACCAAACCTCGAGTATTCCCCTTCCATAAGGTCGTCGAAGTTAACTAGCTTTTTTGCATATGCAAGACGATTTGCGATAGTTCAGTATTTTATGAACTAGAGCACGTTTCCGTGCGTCAGCAAACTTCTTCCATTGATATGGTCTGTAAGTCATTTTGCCACCCTCCCTAAGTAAATGGTTAGGTGCGTTCCTTCAGCGATTGCCTACTTCCGCCCTCTCGGGTGAACGTATGTTTATTTAGCATGATAGTTATGCCAAATCGTAGAAAAAGGTTGACTTATTCTTAAAGTGTGTTATTATAACAGCATAATAAGAAAAAGGAAACACATGTTTACAATAGCAACTGAAAGATTAGCAATAGAAGATTACGTTAGCAAAAACTACATACATGATTTTGTTTACGAAGATGCAATTGGTTTTGAAGCATTGGATTATTATTTGACCATGCATGAATCAGTAATGCTAGAGTTTATATGCACGTACTTAGACAACCAAAACGGTATAGCAACACCGTATCCAAAGTTGCCGATGACAATATAGATAGAAAGAAAGATGTAAATGAAATATAACAAATACGAAAAAACAATACTTACAGACTGCGATGGTGTACTACTAGATTGGGAGTGGGCATTCAATTGTTGGATGATACAACATGGATTTGAAACTACAGAAGGATACCAGTTCAAATATGATATGGCTGAACGTTATGGTATTCCAAAAGAGCAAGTAAAAAAACTTGTTAAGACCTTTAATGAAAGTGCCGCAATAGGATTTCTACCAGTACTGAGAGATGCAATGTACTGGGTCAAAAGACTACATGAACAACATGGTTATACATTTATATGCATAACAAGTTTAAGTCTCGATGAAAATGCATACAAACTGCGTGAAATGAATCTACAAAAAATGTTTGGTAAAACTGCTTTTACTAAACTGGTATGTTTAGACACAGGTGCAGACAAAGATGAAGCACTGAGCAAGTATGCAGGTTCAAACTGTTACTGGTTAGAGGACAAAGTTGAAAATGCAACTGCTGGTTTGAGATTTGGTCTAAAGCCTATACTGATTGAACATGGACACAACATGAATGCAGATGTTGATTATCCAATATGTAAAAATTGGTTGGAAGTTTATAAGCAAATTACCCAAATGTAATAAAACTGTAACATTTATAGGCTTAAATAAAGTTTGTAAAAGGAACTATAAATGAACAAACTTATTAAAAAGGTGTGTAGGATGGACTTAGGCAATCCCATAATGACGGCTCTTGTTGGACTGGTAGTATTTTATATAGGGCTGAAGATGTTCTCAGGTGGCATGAAGTCAATGGGTAACTTGGAACATTTGAACTTCTTTTTGGGCAATCCAATCTATATGTTCCTTGGTGGTATTGTAATGACACTGCTTTGGCAAAGTTCAAGTTTAAGTACAACGGCAATAATTGCACTGGTAGCCTCAGGGGCATTGCCTCTGCCCGCAGCCATAGCGGCAGTGTTAGGCGCAAACATCGGAACCACCGGCACCATTTGGTTAGCCGGTTTTTTTGTGAGCGATGGTATGCCCAAAGGCGATACACTTAGGATAGCAATAGCACACACAGGTGCCAACATGTTTATGGCTATAATGTTGTTGCCATGGGTGCACCACATAGCAAGATTTTTGAATAAGTTTTAGGAGAGTAAGATATGAATTGGTTAGAGAAACTATTACAAAGATGGTTCAAGCCACAGCCAACTGTACAGTATTTGTCAGGAAAAGGCAAACTATAATAAATAACTCGATGAACAAGTAACGTCCAATTTTTTTTGGGCAAATTTTTTTTAGGCAAAAAAAGGAAAAGCAATGACGCAACTAATAGACCCAAGTAAATTCACAGAGACAGTTGGCCTTTTAAGGTCATTTTTTTTGGAAAAAGGATTTCTTGAAGTACACACACAAAACAGATTATCAATACTAGCCGCATGCGAAGATCCATTCAATGTAGCAACTTACAACTATGCAGGCAATGTTTGGCCACTACCACAAACAGGCCAGATGTGGTTAGAACATGAATTACTAAGTCAGCCCTCAGCAAAGGGCTTTTTTTGTGTCTCAACTTCCTACAGACAGGAACCAAATGCAATTCCAGGTAGACACGATATAATATTTCCAATGTTTGAATTTGAAATGCCAGGTAATGTAGATGATCTAAAAGCAATGGAGTATGAACTATGTGAATACTTAGGCTTTGGCAACATTACAGAAAAGACCTATGCTGAATGGCAACAACACTTTGGACTCGGTACTGACGTAGAAATGGAAGCAGAACACGAACTAAAGATGGAAGAACAGTTTGGTCAAACACTTATTACAAACTTCCCCGAACTAACAAGCCCATTTTGGAACATGGCTAGAAATGATGATGGCAATACTGCAAAGAAGATGGATGTTATACTAGGTGGTATGGAAACTATTGGATCAGCAGAACGTTCATGTGATGTTGATATGATGAGAGATACATTCCATAGTATTGTAGGCGGAGAGTATGCAGAGTTACTATTCAAACTGTTTGGTAAGGAAAGAGTTGAAGCAGAACTAGAAAAGTTTTTAGAGTTTGACTTCTTTCAAAGAGTAGGCGGAGGCATAGGTGTTACACGTATGATCCCTGCACTAGAAAAAATCAACAAGGTATAAGAATAATCTGGGGTGGTGAAATTGGTAAACACGCACGGCTGTTAACCGTGTGGTTGAATGTACTGCAATATATTTAACCTTGTAGGTTCGACTCCTACCCCCAGAGCCAATTTTTAAGTTGCGTAGATCTCCAATACTGTGTCAATGATAGGATGTCTTTGGATATCTCTATTGTTCATATAGCATACACTTAGTCCATCACGACGTGTTTCTAATCGTTTACATAAGTCTATCAGTCCGTTGTTATGTACGGTTCTATCCGTTTGTTCAACATCTCCTGTGATTACTATTTTGCTGTTCTCGCCTATGCGTGTCATTAGCATTTTCATTTGACTAGGTGTTGCATTTTGCATTTCATCTGCTATAATCCAGGCATCCTTGAATGTTCTTCCTCTCATGAAAGCCAATGGTGATATTTCAATAGTTTGTTCATCTAACATACGTGCTATTTCTTTTTTAGTGTAGAATTCTCGCAGTACATCAAACAAAGGTCTGGTCCACGGCTCCATTTTACTATTCAAGTCACCAGGCAGAAAGCCATGCTTTTCATCATCGACACCCACTGCTGGGCGAGTCAATACAATACGTTCACATGCACCATCTCTAAATGCTTTTATAGCCGCTAACATTGCAAGATAAGTTTTACCCGTGCCCGCAGGTCCAGTCGCCACAGTGATGTTGGTTTGTGGATCTAGTAGGCTGGTTATAAGGTTTTCTTGATTGATTGACTTCGGACGAAGTTCAATGTGTTTGCGTTTTAGTGCTTGGTTAAAATTTATTGTGTTGTCTTGTTGTAGTTGTCTTTGATATTTTGCTTTGCGTTTCGCTCGAGACATTGTATCTCCTAAGGTTAAGTGTTGTTCGCTACCCACAATAATATTTAAAACAAAAACAAATAAGAAATAACATGTGTAAAGTTTTGATATGCACCGCTAAATATATTAGTGGCCACAAAGACAAATTGGGCTAAATACTGTTAACGTAAAACAAAAGGCCACAGATGTCACTCGACGATAATAAATTTTTCAAAGACGGTTCCGACTATTGGATGGTAGCAGATAACATCAAGGGCATCTACATGAGTGATGGTAGTATGAAAATACTATTAGACTTTGAACGTGTGATGAACGAGCTGGATATATTTGCATTTCGCAATTGGGAACTAGGAGAGCTTGTTGCTGGTCCTGAACAAGGTCCATACAAAACTTCATGTACATTTCTATGGCCAGAACAACTTATGCCGGACCCAAGAGGAGCAATGCGTTTATTGCCATTTGATTGTGAAGTTAAATGGAAGAAAACCAAAATGAAAGTTCCAGTGAAAGTTAAATCACCAAGCGACTTTAAGGCAGGCACAAAGGTTGCTAGACTGATTGAAAAGCCAATTTGGTTGGTAGAAATTATTATGCCAAAAAGTCTTATGCAAGACATAAGAACTGGGGCAATCGAACTTGAAGATGAAACAGTTGATCTGCAGGATCTTGATGACGCATACAATGCAGACTTAGATCAGCAACAGGTTATGGATGCAGACGCACAACAAGAAATGGATGCTAATATCGATGTCCAAGTTTAATTTAACAGAAGGTTTAGGTTACAAAGACCTAGCAGGTATGATGAAAAGCACAATGTATGTTGATGACTTTTCAAGTAAGATGGGCGATGACGACGAGATAGTTGTTGCAAGTTTTTATGTCCGTGACAGACAAGCCGCAGTAGACTTGGTCAACTGGTTCGAAAAAGGCTATGACTTTGTACTAGATGCTGATATGAGCCCAGGTGAAGTAAAGCCAAATAGATTCCTGGTATATATCGAACTTAAACGTAGAAACTACACTGCTGACAACTTAGCCACCTTGCTAGATGATTTTAACACACTAACAGAGTACGAAGGTGACGGCTGGACCATGGGCTACAGAGGCAAAGAAATGCCTTTTACTGTGGAACAGTTCAACATGATAGTACCTACTTCACCCAAGACATACAGAGAACGTGAACAGTTTGAACTAAACGAGATGAGAACTGCCGCTGGGATTCCATACAAGACTATATACAACAAAGGCAAAAAAGACAGAGCCTTAGAAAAGTTTTTGTTAAACGCGGGAATCTAAATGTCCTATAAAAATATTATCGCTTTTGGCGATAGTTTCACCAGAGGCGACGAGCTGACTGATTGTCCTGACCACACTGATGACTTTGCTCATAGTACACAAACATGGCCGTCTATACTTTCACGCACAGTCGGTTGCAAATATCACTGCTTCGCACTTGGAGGAGTGGGTAACCAATATATTGGCTGGCAAATAGCAAATAGGTTACGTCCAGAAACGCTTTTTATCGTAAACTGGACATACTTTGAAAGATTTGATTATGTTGATATTGATTCTGATAGATGGAAAACAGTTCATCCACGTCACGATCATAAATTAAGTCATTATTTTTTCAAACACATTGATAGTGAAGTTTGGAACACTTATCGTAACTTACAACATATGCACAGTGCAATTTCCTTACTGAAACAAAACAATATAGATTTCATAATGACATGTTTAGATTCAAAATATTCAAATAATGTTGATAAAATGTTAAATTTTGCTAACTCCAAATGGAATGATGCAATAGGAAAGTTACATGAACAAGTAAGTCCGCATATTACTACATTTGAAAAATTAGACTTTCTCAGTTGGAGTAAACACAAAAAATATGAAATAGGAGCACAAGGACATCCACTGGAAAAAGCACATGCAGAGGCCGCAAAGTACATAAATATGGTTACAACAGAAGGAAAGAACTATGGACATTGATAAACTTAGAGAAGAGATTGCATATGACGAAGGCTCAGTTAATGAAATATACCTCGACCATCTCGGCTTGCCTACTTTTGGTATTGGTCATTTGGTTATTGATAGTGATCCAGAACATGGACAACCGGTTGGAACGCCTGTCTCAGAAGATAGATGCAATTCAGCCTTTGACAGTGACGTCCAAACCGTCCTTGCCGACTGCGAGCGACTATATCCTGACTTTGATGACCTCCCAGAAGAAGTCCAACTGATAATTGCTAACATGATGTTCAATATGGGCCGACCGAGACTAAGCAAGTTTAAAGGAATGAAACGTGGAGTAGATGCCAAAGATTGGAACTCAGCTGCAGATGAAATGGTTGATTCAAACTGGTACAAACAAGTAACAAAACGTGCAGACAGACTGGTAGCACGTATGAGAGCAGTACAGATAGACGACTAATGGCTAGAATATACGCATTATTAATAATACTTGCAATACTTACAGGTTGCGGATACGGAGTGTATCTTTATTATAAGGATACGCAAGCACGTATAGCAACACTGCGAACTAATAATGCTAACTTAGAATCTAGTAATAAAAGTTTATCAGCAAAGATCACTGCAATGAATGAGAATGCAGTGAAACAAGCAAAGTTATCTCAAGAACTCACAGACAACTTAAAAAAAGCACGTGAAGCAAACACAGTAATCAAGGACCTGTTGGCAAAAACTGATCTAGTTAAAAACAGTTTAGCAGATCCATTAGCATCTGAAAAGAGAATAAATGAAAAAATTGATAGTTTTTTCAAGTCTATTGAGTCTGCTACTGTTAAGTAGTTGCTCTTGGAAGCCTGAAAAAGAAATTGTAACACAAGTCGAAGTCTACAAGC